TGTTAGCAGTTAGCGCAGTACCGCTTGTTTGATTACCAACCCAATATTTGTTTGCCATTTAGCATCAACTCGAAGTTAGACGAGTTGTTGTTTTACCACTTGCGAATGCTGAACCTTCACCTTCTGAGATTAATTTCAGTGCTTGGTCTGCCCTTGTTTGAAAGGTCTTAATCTGTTCAGCAAACCGGCGGTCATATACACTACGCTCATCTTCGCTATAATATGTTGCCACCGTATTGATTAGGATATTTAGACAGTCAAGAGCAACCAGCATTTTGATTGCCCCTTCTTTGAGGTCAGTAGTAACTTCGTTATCAGCCGTAACACCGTAACGGGAGCCTCGGGCAACCTTGTTGACTTCATTAGTGCGAATGGTAATCATTTCACTAATGGTTCCTTCGTTTAGACCCTTTGGCCTGTTGAGAAGGTCACGAATGTTATCAGTCGTTACTGCCATCAGTCCCACCTACACCCCATCTGTCGTTAAAGTCTTTTGGAACATCAAGGACTACGCAATCTTGGGGTATGAGGGTTGAGCGACCTATGATATACACCAACTGTGACTCAGCAATCATCTCAGCAAACCTACTGTTTGGCACCCAGTATAGGGTTTCAAACTCCAATAGATTTGCTGGATTACCGGGCTTGCGGGATGGCGGGATGGCTAATCTAAATAGAAAGCCATTCCCGTCAATCCAGTGTTCCGCCATATGGCGTAAATCGGCAACCTTGGTATTCAAGGTTGGCGTAATCCCCTTAGCCTTTAGTGCTTTGAGTAGTTTAGTCTTATCAGACAAGTAAAACCCTCAATCACAGGCAACCGGTGATGGTACAGATTCTCATGTTTTTGCCAGCCGCCGCACCGTCTTGGTGTTCGTGGATGACGCTACCCATGTAAGAAGTTAGAAGCCATGAGAAACCGACACCCTCGATACGAGTCAATTCGGTCTCTTGGAATCCAGCACCGTTGTATTGGAAAAACTCAGCAGTTTCAGCACCCGGTACCATTAGGATAGCACCGACTGTACCTGCTCCACCAGCAGGGATAGCGTTGCCTGTTCCGTAGTCACGGGTGTAGTAAATGTCAAGTCCGATTTGGGAGTTTAGTCTCTCCTGTAGGGACATCAATACATTTGTGTAAAGGCGAGTGTTTAGCATGTCACCACGCAATTCAGCAGGTAGTACAAGTGCAAGTCTCTCGTTACCGGAAACTCTTGCGTTCTTGAAAATCAAGTCCATAGCGTTTAGGACATCTGCCTCCGGGTCTGCTCCACCAGCACTCCATAGTGCAGTAGCCGCTTGAGCCTGTCCAGCACCAGCAACCAACTTTGTTAGAATGTGGTTGTCGATTAGGTCTGCTCTTGCTTGGATGATAGCCATTTGTTGACGGTTCATGTTTTCCCATGTTTCGCCACGAAGTAGTGTGGAGTCAAGGAAAACACATCGGCCCTGTCCCTTCTCAAGTTTGACTGAGTAGTTTTCGGTTCCAATCTTGGTTGGGTCAACAACTGCGTTGTCATCAAGTGGGTATGTGAAGGTTCCGCTTGCACCAGTGTACCATGTGAAGGATAACCAGTTAACATTACGGGTTCCAACCAACTTTGTTCCAATAGCGATTGTAGTGGACTGAAGTTGGATAAAGTCCCTAAGTGTTTGCTCTAATACTGCGTCACCCTTGCCGAATGGGCCAGTTGCCGCAGATACATTCAAGATATTTTCTAAAGATTCGTTTGCCATTTTTCATCATCTCCTATTTTTTATTGTCATCAAGCAATTGCCGCCCCGTGAGTAGCAACTCGAATTAATGCTCCTTCAGTAGCACCGGTTGAATCAGTGTTACCACCAAGAGGAGCCGAAAGTGCGGTTGCGGTGTGTGCGCCATCACCGACATATATTCCTAGTTTTTTGTTTGAACCGACAGTGGAGGTAGCAAGTCCGTTTGCACCGACATATACTGTTGCTCCAATGTTGAAGGTTGATGCCGCATCAACTTGTACAAGTAGTACGCCACCAAGAGGGTAATATGATACTGTAGCATTAGCCGCTTCAAGAGCCCCTGCTGCATCACGGCTGCTTTCACCAGCAGTTACGCCAATGCAAATACCTGCCGCAGCAGTTTCTTGTACTTTGTTTGTGCCGGAGCCGCCGGACCCGTTGATTATTAGTCTGCCACTGCCTCTAAAGTATGTGCCATCGACTACATCTGCGTTAATTGGTTGTGTTCTGTCCATCTTTAATCATCTCCATTTAGTTGGTTAACTCCTCATACTTTAGTGCAGGTGTTTCATCAGATGCGATAAAGCCGTTGTAGGCATTTACCCAACTGTTGTAGCATCTTGCGTATAGGGACTGTGGGGACTCAACGAGTTGACCGTTGAGGTAGTTTGCGACTACCGGTTCTTCTGATACTTCTTCAGAAGCCTCGACAGGCTGAGAGGAAACGGACTCGACAGGTGCCATATCAATTACTGGCTCGCTGACTGGTTCCGGGCGGGAAGCCTCCCAAGAAGCAATCATGCTTTCAAGGGTTTCCTTTGTAAAGTCATCGTGGCCGCTTAGTCCCAAATCTGAGGCTTTGCGTACCAATTCCATTCTATCTTCTTCTGCTCTTGCAGTTTCAGCCGCCTCGAACTCAGCGATTCGAGCCTTTTCCAAAACCAAAGAAGCCTTTAGTGCTTCAATTTCAGAAGCCATGTTTTCAATTTCGTTAACATCATCGGTCATTATCTTCACCTTCGACTGAACAGGGCTACTATCGGTTTGATACTTAATAGTTTCATTCGCTTCAACCCTTTCGACTTTTTCTATGTTAGCCTCGGGGTACGCCGGTCTGTGTACAATTGCTAAGTGGTCAAACTTGAAATCGTCTGCGAACCACATAGTAGGCCGACCGCCCTCAACTTCAGCCTCAATAACTTCAGACGGGACACCTGTGCCGCCGATAGATACTCCGTAATCGGTCTTCATCCATAGGCCGGACTCAAGAGCCTCAAATAATTCCGGTCTGCGTACTTCTGCTACATACTTTACTATGTAGCCGCCATTCCTTGCGTGATAGGAACCCTTTGTAACGGTTCCTACAATAGCCTCATCAACTCCACCATTCATGTTACGGGTGAATCTGCCGTTTTGTGCTTTAGGATGATTTAGTGTTACATCTGCGCCAACCATATCATCTGCCAGCCTTTTAGCCAACTGTGGCCTAATACCCCATGAGTTTTTGTTGATTCCTTCGTGGAATGCGGTTCCGCTAATTCTAATAATTGTTTCACCAGTAGTGGCTACAATAGAAGTTTCGACTTCAAGAATGTCAATGTCCAAAGTAACTGCAACTCTAACACATTTACCATCACGCATTTCCTTGCCGGGTGGACAGGTGTCACCATAGTCGCTCATGTATTCATCCTTCTTTTTGTAACCTTCGACTTCTTCACGCTTCGGTGGAATGTCCTTGCCTTGGTTCTTTTCCATGTATTCTTCATGAGTTTTTCCGGGCATATAGACCTTCATTCCATCTTCTTCATGTGTGTGTATGCCATCAAGCCCCATTTCCTTTGCTCTATCCATAGCCTCTCCCGGATTGTCGAATACATCTTTGCGAATCATCTTGGATATAAACTCCTCAAACATCTGCTCCTCAGAAGCCTTTCGTGGGTGTCCCTTTGGCAATAGGTCATTGTCTTGTGTGTATTTAGGATTAGATGGCTTGCCGCTTCTAACTAACTTTAGGAATGCGTTGACTCTTGCCATAGACCAAGCCGCCCTTGAAACTCCGGGCCTGTGAGAAGTGGAGTATGCGCCTGCACCCCTACGATAAACCGACTTGAGCATACCAAGTGTTACTTTGCGGTCAGATTTTTCGTTATGTTCGGCTACCTTCTTTTTTAGTGAGTTAGTAACTGCTTCTGAAAAAGTAATCTTGCCGCTTGAATCTTTAGCAGAATCCTTTTTGTTTTTTGGAGAGCCTTTGATTCTATCTTTTTTAGGGGCTGGTGTGTCCGGGTCACTTGCGCTAAGTGGTTCGTCATCACAACAGTCGCTACCGCAACCACAATCTTCGTCAGCCTTTACCTTAGCACCACTGCGCCATTGATAGCAAGACCAGTATCGGGCTTTCCACTTTGGGCCGGGACTTGCACAATTATGTCTGTCACGGAATGCTTTGCGTCGAGCAGGGTCATCACGCTTGATTTCCATGTTAGGGTCGCCAAAACGGACTATGACTACTTTGCCGGATTCATTCTTTGTATATACTGCAAACTTTTTGCTTTCGCCCGGTGTGCGGAATGGTTTGTTTAGTGTGACTTTGCGACCTTGATATTCAGCCGCCGTTACATCTTCTGCGCCCCAATCTTCGTATTCTTCTGAGGCGGTTTTATCTTTGTCATCATAATAAGAACTGCATACTGCGGCTCTTTGTTGAGGATTACCAAACTCGTCATTCATTTTATCATCGGCCATACAACGGCTCATAAAATCATCACGGCTTTCGCTCGGATTAGGGGTTGGCATAACTACCTGTGTTAGCGGTCTGACTTAATATCATTTCTCCATATTTGCTGGCCTTCTAAAACTATACTTTCATATAACCAGTCGGGCATCAAATCTTGAATATCTTCTGCGGTGTTGACTTTAGTGTAGCCTAATTTTGTTACAACCTTGACTAAGTTTTGCATTTGTGTATCTTCAATTGGATTGATGACTGTTACCTTGCTTATGTTCTGCATATGTGGTGCATTGTTTCTATACTCTAATAGTAAAGTATGTAGTCCTTTGCCTCTCCAACCCCTACGAACATAAGTGTTGCCAACAAACGCATAATCACTACTCATTCGTAGGGATGATGTATATGCTATTGGTAGGTTATCTTCATACAAAACCCAGTAACAGGCTTTGTCATAAATACCGGGATAGCCTTTATCGCTGGCTCTTGGTAACTTAGAGCCCCAAGCATTCTCTAAACCTTCGTGCGTTAAGATATAATCAAAGTGCAGATTCACTTTATCACTTCTTTTTCTGAACAGGCTTTAGAGTAGCGACATTCAAATCGCCTCTTAGTTTATCCATTTCCTGTGAATGCTCTTGAGCCATTTGTGCAAGAAGGTGCTTGTGCTTTTGCTCTAACTTCTCTAATTCAATTACATGCTCTTTGTGCGCTCCGTCACGCTCTCGCTCATGCTTTAATTCAATAGGGATATTGTCAACTTCTTGAGTCTGCTCAGACTCCCACATACGCAACACAGTTTGTAATGCAGGTGCCGCAGTTCCGCCAATAATAGCGATAAGTGCAATAAATCCATCAAGATTCATCAACACAACATCGGGTTTCCATATACCCATAGCAACCACTGAACCACAGGCCATAAGCCATAGATAGATTGCTGGTATAACTGTGCGCTTTACCATACGGTCGTTAAACGACTGATTCTTTTTATTCTTCATTTGTTTCACCATCCAAGTTTTCGGGCTTATTCTCGTTTTGCCGAGGCATCTCTCCCATACCGGTCTTAGTCGGAGCCTTGTATCTTTGTTTGCCTAACTCGGGCGACTCTCTCGGTAGGTCTAATTGCATACGGGCTTCGTTTAGGGTAGTAATACCTGCTTCATAAGCCAACACGGTTCTTCGAGTTGTTTCAAACGGCGATTCTTCATCCATAGGGTCAAACTCCAATTTTGGTATATCTCCTTTTCGATGAGGGATGCCTAGCAATTCTAAGTGCTTAGAGAATAAGCGTTGAATAGACTGTCCTAAAATTGTTTGTAATCTGCGGATAGATTGCACCGACCACTGAGAAGCGTTAAATGTTGCGGCAAAGGTTGAACCACGCTCTTGACCCATAGAAACTCTAGGGACATGAAGCACTGCTGAAATGTCTGCGTTAACATTGTCTAGGAATGTTGAATTATCCGGCACTGTATTTTTCAAATCCACGAACTCCATATTAACATAATGCGGTAGGATAGGCACTTGGTCTGAGCGTAGTCCATCAAGAAGGGAACCAACACTATCCATGATATGCTCAAGGCGTTCTGCGGCTTCATCGGGGTCTTGGATATTCTCAATAGCCTCGGGGCCAATAGTAATGTATTGTTTTGTCAGACTATCTTCAAGTGCGATACGGTTATTCATACTGTTATACTTAGCACGAATCGCTTGTTTTAATGCGGAGAAGCGGGATGCTCCCCACACACCGTATGTCCAGCGACCCATTCTATCCATATACCAGTGAGAACGATAGTCAATCTTAATGTGCATGATTTCTTTTACAGAATACTTTGCTTTGTTTGGTGCGTTTTCCTTGTACAAGTAAAACTTAGGTTCATAGATAGCGTATTCTTTTGTAGCCGAGAATGGTATCTTTCTATCATCAACAATAGTAACTTGGCTAACAGGTAGTGATTGAATAGCGGTTATACCAATCCCCGATTTACCTACCAATTTGTTAATATCATTTCCATAAACCATCAAATTACGCATGGCATTTATCAGGAAATCGTCGAAATCAAGAACATCTTCTGTCAAATCTTTGATTGCGCTTCTAATCTGAGCGTTGCGCCCACCAATTAATCGGTATTTGTTAGCGGTTAGTGCTATAGTCCTAACTGCTCCGTTCAACTCGGGGTCAAAGTTTAGCATGTCATCGTATAAATCAAACTCATTTGTATTGTTAAATGTAGTTTGGGTCATATCCTCAGTATCTTTTACGATATTACTAATACTAGCCGACATAATTTCAAATGGACTTTTCATTCCTTTACCAGTAGTAATCTTAACCGGTACTGGTTCTGCCGCCACGACAGAAGTTTTTTTGAAAGGGTTCCACCATGCCATGCAATTACCTACTTATCGTGCGTTATTTCAAGGTTCAGTGTCCCAAATAGAGTTTTTTTGCTTTTTGCGTTTATACACCCACACCGCAACCCCAATCCAAAACAGGACTTCTAAAATTATGAGGCCGATAACACCAATGCCTATGCCATATATCTCATCCATTTAATCACAACCTAACATATTTACTCGATGATGGTCTGCGTTTATTAGTTTTTGGGTTCTTTTTATTCTTAGACCAGCCACCCATGCTGGTTGTTTTAGAAATCATAGGCATTTGGTCGTTTTGCTTTGGTTTGAATTGGTCTATGGCATGTGCTAATGCCATAACTGTATCGTTATGTTTTCCAACATCAACAATCTCGCCGTTTTTCCAAACATGAGCCTCTAACTCATCGAGAATAATGTTGACCTTTTTCCTAGTAGCGTCATCTCCATAGGGGAATACTACTAACTTGCGCTCAAACCAAACACGCAAGCGGTTCATTAGCCCTTGTTTGAGTCCTTTGTTGGATGCTTTGGATGGGCGATAGTCTAAGTGTCCCCCTTTTTGCTCTATGACTGTTTGGTATAGTCGCTGAAAACCTACATCTTCAGCCGCAACTGGGGCACCGTAGTGTTTTGCCCACTCGATAATTGTGTCTGCTTGCCTATCCGGCGGGAAATCATTTTTGCGCCACATATCAACAAAATGAATATACCCCTGTTCATCTTGACGCAAACATATTAAGACGGAGTAATCTTTGCCTATACCATGAGCAGGGTCGAAACCGAGGATGAAACGGGAACCATCGTGGAGTTGACCGTCGAAACCACTAATGGCTCCTATGTCTATGTGTTCTCGGATGAGGTGCCTGTTGAAAACTTGGGAGTCATCATCCACGACCTTGCACAAATACTCCTGTGCGAAAGCGAGGTCATCGTCTATGCTGATTTTTTGTTCCAACAAAAACTCGGTGGGTCTAAACTCGGGCCACAGTGGCAGTAGTGGGATATTATCGGGGTCGGCTCTATGCTCATCCCAATTGGGAAACGCAGACCACACGCCGGATTTCCAAACCTGCTTTGCTTTTTCGGATAGCATTTCAGTATGGTACAGGTCGGTATGAGACATTGGTGTGCCTACACAAAATAGTGATGTACCGGGGTCAAGCATAGGGGTTACTACCTTCTTAAACCATTCAGCAACGGTGTCCATAGTCATGTCACCCATTTCAGCGAGGACATCATCAAGTGCTACTACGGCTGGGTGTTCTCCACGAATAGCAGAACCTACACCGGTCGCTTGAATCCAAGCCCCGTTAGTAAATTGAATCCTTTGTTTGTTAGAACGCTTATCATCAAGATACTTTCGTAATTCGGGATGGCGGCGCATATCCGTTTTAATTTCCTCAAGACGGTTTGTAGCCTGTCGTATGCTGGCCGAAAATAACCATATTTCCATAGGTTGCCCGTGTCTTTGCTCGAATAGACACATATGTAGCAGTTTTACTCGGAGAGTAGCCGATTTACTGTGGGAGCGAGGAGCGATAATGCAGACACGGTGGACTTGGGCACCTTTACGATTGCCGTATAATTCCATCCACTCATCTATGTGGTCTGCCCACTTGTATTCGGGCGAGAGCCACTCATAGAAATGTTTAATGTCATGGCGTGAACGCTCGAAGTTAAAGTTGGGCATTACCATTATCGCACCACCCTCATGTTGCCGCAATAAACTGTGCGCTTTTGTTTTGGACACCATTTGGTGCATGAAGTGTAACAGGCGTTTGCTTCACGACCACAGTTGTTACATTTGCGTAACTTTCTATGGAATCTGTGTCCTCCAGCCATACTTACTCCTCATGGACTACTGGTGCGAATAGAGAACCGATGTAGCCCTCCTTTTCGTCAATTAGATATGCGGCCAAACCTGCGGTGCTGGTAGTGTAACCTGCTCTTGCGTGGTATCTGTCGTGACCTGCAAGGGATGGCATCTGTACAATTAGGCATCCGTCTTTTTCAGTTAGGCGTTGGTGGTGAAGGTGTCCGTGGAACCATACTCTATGGTCTGTCTGTCCCCACTGCTTCTTTGCTTCGTTAGCCATTAGCCCAGCAAGGCTATTGGTCTTTTTGAGTCCGTCACCGTGGGTGAATCCAAGCAGTGTTGAACCGTACACTAGGTAACGGCGGTTAAAGGAGGATATGGTAATTGTGACATCATCACAACCTTCGTATGCCGCAGATAGGTACATCATTAGTGCGATAGTGGAATGACGGTCGTGATTACCAGCCATCATTACTACTTCGACAGGTGCGATTTGTCGCATCAAGTCAATGTGTTCTCGGGCTAACTTGCATCCGGTAATAAGGATTTCAGCAGGGGAACCACACATATCTTGCAGTGTGCCTTTTGTGGTGGTGCCTTGGTCGTTATCAACATGGAACCAATCGGAACCAGCACCGACATAGATTTTTTCGGGAGCAGATGGGATTCTGCTAACGAGGCTTTCGGTCTTTTCCATTAGACGCTTTCGTGCCTCCTCGAAGTTGTATGTCTCGCCTACTTCATCCTCCCAGCCGTGTTTTCCCCAATGGAAATCGGTAGGGCATACTACTAGAGCGTATGGTGACGGGGCCACAGGTAATTTTAGTTTCGGCACTTTAAATGCGGCTTTTGGTAGGTCTTTGAGATAGTTTAGTTTCCACTCAAGGTCACGCCACTTAACCGCATCTTCTTCGAGTGCCTTGCGTTCACGCTTGTATATTTCCTGTGCGGCATTGTGTTTGCGCTGGGATAGCAAGTCCTCAATGTGTTGCTCGGGTTCATCGAGCAGTTGCTCGTTAGATAGCGGGACTGTGGAGTGTGTTACTTTGTGCGCTCTTTTCCAAGCCAAGAAGTGTTCAACGGGCATATCGTATTTGATTGCCATTTCGGAGGCGGTCAACGGGGTGCCGTCAAAACCGGAGTAGTCACGGAGCATGGCTCGGTGCTTTTCACCGGACATGCTGATGTCCCCAAAGGTAAGGGCCGTAATGTATGTGTCGGAGGACTCGTCGTAGGAGTATGAATCGTCTTTGACTTCGCTCTCGTAATTGATTAGGCGCATCTCCCACGCCTTCACTGTTGAGTCGGGGTAGTATTGGTTTAGTAGTCGTGCGTAGCCGATTCTGCTACCGGGGTGTTCATCCATGTGCTTTAGTATCGTGTCTTGATGGGACATTAGTTGTTGGGTGTACCCGCCACTTTATCAATGTTTTCCAAAAAAAATTATCAAAAAAACGCATGGTGCTTGGCTGTCCCTATATACACAGGAGAGCCGATTTTTGGCGGCTCTCGCATTAGTAAAAACAGGGCAGTTTTTCGTGATGCCCAGCACTAGAGATTCAATTCCTCAAGTCAAGAATCCACTTTGCAGCGTCTGAAGTGCCCCAGTTATCCGGTAGCATCTCAAACGGTACACAGCACCCAAATCCAAGGTTGGCCTTGGTTGCTAGTTTCTCTCCTACAATCTTCAGTGTACCACATCTGATACACCTAATCATGTTCGTCTTGTACATCTCTCTCAATTCTTTGTTACTTATCATTCAATTCTCCTCCATCTGAATGAACACATTGTCATCATCACTGATGACGAATAATACGCCACCGTGACAACGGCATCGTGCCCCGTCTTTGTTCTTCTTTACATAATTCAGTCCACACATTGAGCAGACTTCGCTTAGTTGCTTGGTTCCTCGCACCATGCTACCCCGTATGCACCTACCCTTATCAATACTGCCCATGTTTGCACCACATAGACCACGATTTCAAGACCTAATCCAAATCACCACGAAATCAGACAATCAACATATATCAGTAAGGTACTGCCCGCAAACTCAATAATAGAGAGAGAAAAAGAAAAGGAGAGAGAGGGGGGAGCCCCCGCCACCGGCGAACCGGTGACGAGGGCAAATCACTGATTGCTCAGTTACCTAGGATTTCAACCCATAGGTTGTTTTTTTGCCAGCAATAGGCACAATAGAACGCCTGTCTAGGTTTTGCGTTCTGTGTGTGTGCTTCTTGGATAGTGGCTAGGTGCTTGTTCTCATCACCTACCATTCTCCAATTACATGTCCCACAGTATTCGCAGGTTGTTATTTCAGCCATTTATTTCTCACCTCCTGTTGTTCCTCAACAATCTATCCGAGGAGTAGTCCCCTATTAAACCCAGCGATTGAGCAAATCAGACATGCGGTAGTTATGATATATCAGTAAGGTACTGCCCCCGGCTCAGTAATAGAGAGAAAAAAAGAAAGAAAAGAGAGAGCCCCCCAGTGGAGCGAACTCCACTGAAGGGCGGCTTACTGATTATTCAGTTATACAATACTGCAACAATTGATTGAATCAATTGTAACTCTTCACTAGATGATGAGCGAACTTAGGCCACTTGTACACAAACTCAAATGGGTTTGTGTTCCAAATGTACAATTGCTCCTTCTGATAACCGCCGTAGCAGTGCTGAGGGTACATTGAAGCCCACTCAGCCAAAAATTGTTCATCTGTCATGTTACTCCTAACAACCGCCAACGCCTTGAACGCTGATTGGCTGATATTGTAATCGCCGTTGGTCCATATCCTGTATGTCATATTTTTCACCTCCTTGTTTGACGCTTCGTTCATTCTATTATCCACCATACGCTTCGCCTCTTTGACTCACTTCATCCTCTATCTGATTTCCGTATTGGTCATACTAACAGGTATGTTGTATATATACCCTTCTCGAAATCATCACCAAAATGCTCATTCAATCAATACAATATATGTTAGTAATACTTCCCTCTCGTCTTAGTAAGAAAAAAAAAGAGAGAGAGAGAGTTAATCGTGGTACTGCGTGGCATTTTTCATTTTCCACGGTTGGCCGTGAAATCCAGCCGTGGGTTTATGTACTACCACCTGCTCGTCGGTGTATATCCGAGCAACGATAACCGGTAATCAGCAATCACACGAAAGTTGGTTTGACAGGTTGTTTGGAACGAAACTGGTAACAGAACGGGGAGCAACCCCGATGTCAAAAGCAGGATGTTTCTCCCATGAGTCCAGCGAGACAATTCATGGAGACGAACATGATACACGAAAAGGAGGAAACAGTTGGAGTGATTCGACGCACCATCAACGCATTGTTGTTGGCCGTCATTCACATGTTGGGCTACCAACAACCAACTGCGACCTTAGCAAGCAAGATGAAACAACTGGACCACCTATACACTGAGTATTTGGACCACTGTGCAACCGACTGGGTTGGATTCAATCCACCCAGCAAGCGAACACAGACCATCCTCAGAAACAAGTGGATTAAAGTGATGAACCAACTTGCCAAGCAAATACTGAAGGAACTGGTCAAAATTGACTGTTCCTACTGTGGACTTGGTAATGTGTCTGAAAGTGACAAATGCGCCGGTCGAAAGGTCGGCAGTGGATTTGAAATCCAAGCATGGCAGAAGTCACCAAAGGCACCTAGAGTTTGGGTACTTGACACCGAAGAACACTGGATTAGACCTTGGGAGTCAGAATCCGGCGACTGGGAGTTTGTCGAGGAATCCGGGCACTGGGAATGGGGTAAATTGTACCTACCAGCACAGGGCAACTGTGCAGTAGGTCACGGACCCTACGAAGGTTCAGATAGACCAATGCACAACGCATTGGCTCATCTTGACAGTGAATCAGCACAACTGGTGCTGAATCACTTGGAATACGGCGACATTCCTAGCCGAATCCGAGTGGCACTAAACGAACTGGTTTCAGACCGAGTTTGATACTGAGTAATCAGTTATTTGCCCTCCCCAGCACTTCGGTGCTGGGGAGTGGCTCCCTTTCGGGGGTGTCCTAGGCGAAGAAGCCGGGGCACCCCCACCCCTTTTTATTATTTTTTTTATTTGAACATATATTAGTAAGGGTACTGCCCGCACTCAGTAAAAAAAAGAGAGAGAGAGAGAGAAGAGAGAGAGGCGGCTTTCATTCTCTCAATTTACTCCCTCCAAATACATATCATAGGTGAAAGTCTGAGGGGGAAACACTCCATGCTTATCTAAGTATAGAGCCTGTTCTGCCGTTTCAATGTGCATGATACGCTTCAAGGTGTTAAGTCCTAGAATATCACAAATCTCGCCTTGAATCCTTGATGCTTTCAATTCACCCTCTAAAGTGAACGGGCAGTCATATTTTAGGTGTATAGTGTCATGTAATGCCCTAAATAGGATATTGAAGGGCGCACTGCCCCATATAGTTGAATGACTCTCTCCGCCCCATATCGGCATGGGTAACATTTTGTTATATGCCTCAATGACGGGCTCAAATCCCCTATCCTCAATTGTGACATAGAAGGGGTACACCCCGACATAATCACAGACCTTGAGAAGTCCGTTTTGTACTGCTTGCGTTAGTTCGGTAGGTATTGCGACCATGTACCCCCTACGATACCCCACTATATGAACCCAGCGTTTCAGCAAATAGTCAATGAATCAAGTATATATCAGTAAGACTTCACTTATCACGGCTCAGTAAGAGAGAGAGAGAAAAGAGAGAGAGAGAGAACCCTATCATGAACGGCTTTACCTATCATGAACGGGCCGCCGACCCCCTCTCGGCGGGTGTTTTTTGACCCCCTTGAGTATTTAAAGAACCGAACATGTTCGTTAATTCTTTATACCAACAGGGGGTATTCCGAGATTGCCCGCAAGGGCCGAAGCAATCGGACGCACATCCGAATTGAGGGAACCCCACTCAACCAAGCGCAAGTGCGGGGGGTTGTCGCTCTCAACACAAGTCCTACGGTGAAAATCCGTAGGCACCCTAGGTATCGCCACAGGCCTCAGTCGCTAGGGATAGGAGGACATGATTACTCACCATGTCACCATGTCAATTCGAGCGTTTAGCCTTGGCATGATACGGTCTGAAGGACCACGCTATGTTCCAACATGGGACCTCATGAATCCTCCTTCGTTCTTTTTTCAAATCCTATTCACCTAGATTGAGGAGATGCAATTCAATGATTCAATCAATCCAACTCCCTGTCCGACGATATACAAAGTCGGGTCACAGGCGAGGAGCGTGAAATGTAAATGCAAACAACAACAACAACAGGAAATATACTGTTGGACCTAGTTGTGGTATTGTTGGCACTATTGCCAATTATGATGCCACTTCTTGCTGTCCTAACAGTACTGAGAAATGAACGAATGAACATGCGAATAGGTCTTGAGATTGAAGCAATCAAGAAGGCCCACATTCGTGAGTCACCACATGAGAAGATGGCACACTGGATAATGAAGTGTGATGAGAAGATGTTGAAACTAATGTCCTCTCGAACACGGAAAACCATTCGTGCCCTCAAAGTCTCATTCCGTGGCTACACTCACGAAGTCATGAGCGAAACGAAGATTGTCACAGACTCATCATTGAGTCGTGGCGGCTTTGAGATTGTGTCACCCCCACTAATCGGGCGTGGCGTGGTTATGTCGTGGATTAGTCGGATGATGTCACACCTTCGAGGCGTGGCTGAAGTCGATAGGTCATGCGGCCTTCATGTCCATGTGGGTCTGAAGGACTACGGCGCAAGGGCAAACCCCGTCGAGTTAGGCTTTACCGAGCCTTCAGACAACCTTAGTCCCGAGGACTACGCCAAGGCCGTTACAGGCCGTGTGGCGTGGGCTTACGGGTACTTTCAACATGCAATCAATCTGATTGTTAGCCCAAGCCGCCGTGACGGTGAATGGAGCCGTAATGTCTCCTACATCAGCCAACAATATCGCAACCCAAGCGAAGTACGCTTCGCCCAGCGAAAGTGGAATGATGAACATGGAATGTATGTCCGAGAATGGCATACCGAAACCGACCCCGCAAAGGTTGGCATGGTATTCTATGACCGACTGTACGAAGGTAATCCCGACTACGGTGACTCTCGCTATCAGTGCGTAAATCCTCAATCACTACCGAAATACGGTACGATTGAGTTTAGAGCGCACCAAGGCACCACAAACGCAACCAAGATTCAGAATTGGGTGCAATTTTTGCACCTACTGGTCAGCCGTTGTGCGAGTAACTATTGGACCGACATCACCAATTTCCGTGGTGACTCAATCCATGACCTATTCACTTGGCTTGGTTTGGCAGACGATGACCCACTCTATGTGGCTATGGTTCGCCGTATCAAGGCACTGAATGGAAACAACCCTAGTGTATTCCGTAATGACCCAATCTTGGCACACAACGCACTTTTCAAGGAGAGCGTAGTTTGCTCCCGATGTGGTTCGGCTTCTTGTGACTCAGATGAAGTGTGTGGCACCAACTACACACAAGATTTGATGGAGGAAACCGAGGCTCACTTTTTGGACTTGGATAGGGCATGCGATACATGTGGCACATTACTTCGGGAAACCGAAGCACACATGCGCTATGACTACGGCGACCATCATGAAGCACACTGCCCTAACTGCGGCGATATGAGAGTGTTCAACGCTATGGGAGGAGTTATCCTCTCAGTCATGCTTGGCACCCTACCACTCGCACTGGTTATTGTAGGATGTGGCATTGGTGCCATACATGCGGCGGCTAAGACCTTCAAGGCCAAGCGATTGTCAACTAGACTCTTCAAGGCATTATCAGCCCGAGGCAAACAAGCCTCGGGCTTTGCCTTTGAGAATGGAAAGGGAGTGTACTATGTGAAAGCACCACACTCCTCAATCGCTATGGCTCACCATGTCCCGAAGCAACTACGCAAGCAAACTCAGTGGAGTATGTTTCACACCCGCTTCGCAACTCATGGTGCCAACAACAAGGCAAACGCTCACCCTCACTTTGGTCGCAAGGCTAAGGTAACGCTAGTACACAACGGCGTCGTACACAACCACGACGATGTATGGATGGCATTGGGCGAGAAGCCTACTGGCCCTGTGGACTCACAGGCCGTAGCACAGTGCCTAGAAGTTGGTGGTATCGAGAAGGTAGTCGAGTTATGCAAGGGCTCAATGTCCTTGATTTGGTCTGATAATCGTGACCCACAAGGTACCCTCAAGTGCTGGACTAATGGAGGCAATCCATTGGTTATGGGTCGCATAGACGACGCAAGCAACGGCCCCGTAGTAATTGCCTCAACTGAGGCACTACTCAAGGAGGGATGTGGCAAGCGACTCAAGACACATTGGGATGCAACCATAGGGCGTGAATACACAATCTCGCCTACCGGTAGCATCAGCAAGCGTGACATCGAGGGCAGTGAAGCAACCGCCGGGGTCGTCTATGATTGGCGCACCTACAAGGTCGATGACTACTACTACACCTACGGCGCAAACTACTCGACTACCAAGACCAAGAAGCGACACCTACCTTATCGCATCAAGCAAATTGCGAAGAAGGAGTTAGAGCGCCTTGGTAGTTGGGAGCCAATCGAAGGCAAATGGGATGGCTTCGACCTTCATACCTTCAGTGGCATCCACGCCGCTAAATGGGATAAGGATGGCAAGCCCTTGACCTACGCACTACCGCAGTACATCAACCCGATGCACTATGATAGTGACCTTGAGGAGATACTCATGGGGTCGCACAGACCCGATGAGTTGGACTCATGCACATATGAGGCCCCTTGAGCCAAGTGTTCATTCGTGACAACACAAGATACGACACACAGATGTCGAAGCCGGATTGTGGGGGGCCTCGGCCCCCCGCAATCCTCCCCCCTAGCATTACAACACTCCTCACCTATCACAATCACACTTACCACGCTTCTCTTAGAGGCGAGCCGCCTAGACAAGTGCGGGGTATCAAATCGGTCTAGCCACTGGAGTTTTCATCTCCTTTTCCAGTGGTTTTGGGATGTCGAGGCCCGTTCATAGCCTCGGCATCCCTCCTACTCCCTTGGAGGCATTACCATGAGCGATAAACCGACCATGAAGTATTGTCCCCACATCGAATGTGGTGGTAAATTACAACCGCATTCATTTGACTCGGCAACGGGTTGCTTGGACTGTGATGGCCCATGCTCCCCCCGCCGTGTTCAGATGTGGCGAGACAATTTGAAGCAACCAACCGAGGAACCCGAACCTAGACTGGTCTATCAAGGACCAGTTACCAAGGAGGTTTGGGAGGGCTTGTGCTACTGGAAACAGTGAATGCACAGTCCACTCGAATAGAGGATGGCGGTGGCCTACAACCCACCCCTTCAGATGGCATGAGGTAGCCAACCCGGACTGAGTGACAAACCGGCAAACACACAAATGGGGTCGCCCTTCGGGGCGGCTCCAAATATGTGTGTTTTTTTTATTTTTTTTATTTTTTTTTATTTTTAATGTACATTAGTAAGACTATAGTCTTACTGCATAAAAGAGAGAGAGAGAAAGTTGAGAGAGAAAGAGAGAGAAGTAAAGAGAGAAAGGGGGAGAGAGAGCATTAGTAAGACGAGAGAGAGAGGCGCATGTGAAAGAGAGAAGAGTTAAATAGTGGAGAGAGAAGTCTTACTTAGTAAGACGAATGAATTGGCGAGAGAGTCGCTATGAAAAAGCCTTAGTAAGACGAAAAGAAGGAAAAGTATATAGCGAGAGAGAGAGGCTAAACGGTGTACTGCGAGCCTGTCGAGAGAATAGAGAGCCAAAAAAACTGTCAATGCGTATGGAATGGAGTAGGTAAATCAGGTGTTTCCAGCAACACCTACTGTTATCTGCTACCACCTACATTCAAGTAACAACTCCGGCAAAAATCACAATATCCGGCAGTGCCAGCCGACACGCCCACAACGCCAGCCGAAACACGCACCGCTAAACGCACCCCTGCTCGGCCATTCACCTATCAACATTCATATACTCACCCCCGATTCTTGCCACCACCAACTTGATATACCGGCGGCCCCATATTAGAACCAACGGAGGCAACCAACATGGTAACGAAACAACAACTACAAAACATGCTTGACGAAACGATTGAAGAATTACAGAAGCCGAATGCGGCTATGCAGTTTCAGCGATATAGGCAACTGATATTCCACAGGGCCAACTTGGAAATGAAACTGAGGGACATGGGGGAATCACAATGAACCAAGAAGCAGATATGAAACGAAGCACACAAAGGATGCTGGAAATTATACGAACCTCGGGGCGCAAGAAGTTTAGTTACACTGATGTTGATTGCGTGGGATGCGGTGAAAAAATCAGCATTTACAACTACCACCTTTGGAGGCAGACACCTTGCTCATGCGAGGACAAGAAGGCACTTTTCGTGGAGGAATCACAATGAGCCAACTAAAGCAACTACAACTACTGCTTGACGAAACGAATGAGCGATTGCAGAACACAAGTGCGCCATACCAAAGCCACGAATACCTGCAACTATTAGCATACAGGTGTGAATTGTGGCGCAAAATAGATGACCTAACGGAGGGATTGGCATGAAAATTAGAGTGCCTACAAAGATTTGGTGCGCTTGGCTGGTCTTGACCCTGCCAATCGCCGTAATCAACCTACTGCTCTATATCACAGGTGTCGTGGAGGTCGGCAACTATAAATAGGGGCGGCCCCATATACAGACTGAAGCAACCGGAGAGGAGCAACATGGAATACAACAGAAAAAACAACGGACAATTCGACACCCCACAAAAGGTGTCATACCAATGCGAAGAATGCAATCACCAGCATATCGGATTTGAAATACATGGAATGAGAATTACATGCCCCGAGTGTGGGTTCTCATTTGTCGTGGGGGTTGACGACCAATAAGTATTAATAGGGGCAGCCCCATTATACAAATGAAACAACCCACCAAAACAGGAGGAATAAAAATGGAAAAAACATATACAATAAGCGTAACATACGAAGCACAAATAACAACAACCGCAACACCTACTGAAATCGAAGAAGGGATTTGGGTAGGCGACATAGAGATAGCAAGACTGGGACACGGAGGCGGGATTATCGTTCTCGCTAATGCGACAGACATAGACATACAGGAGGAATGAAGAATGAGAACACAACGAGAATACGGAATTGAAGCAAGAATACTACTGAAAAAACTACAAGAGGCAGGTTGCCAATTTATCAAGACCAGCGACTCGTATGGCGATAGTTACTACGACATACCATGCGAGGGACTGAGCATTGGTAAAATCGCATACAACCTATGGAATCTTGAGGACTCAATGCTGATTATCAGAAACCCCGATGGTAAAAAAGCATGGGCACGATTCGTTTTCGGCAACGGCTGGGGCGAATTGATGGCTGATTACTCAGTGAACCTGCTCGGCAAATCTTTGCCATACGAAGAGGCCCGCCAGCGTGAGCGAGATGTAGGACTATTCGACTACTACGATTGGAGAATCAACGATGTTCTCAACTTCTTTGGAGTCACAAAAAAACTGACAGACATCATTGATGAAGCGGTGAATATAAATAGGGGGAGCCCCCATATAGAAAATGAGGCCGACTCAGAAACCGGACACACACAGGAGGAATAAAAATGGAAAAAGCAACAACAATAAGAATGACGAAGGACGAAAAGGACATTATGCAACTGCACACGGCGGCCCGAGGGCTACAAGAAGTGCAGCAGGCAATCGTCGCCGAGTTTAACAGACAACATGCCGACTTCGATGGCAACGCTGAGTTTGATGGCAATTGGCCTAACAAGACGCTGAAAAAGGGTCTGACGATGCAAAGATTTAGCATCAGAAGAGGCACCTTGCCACAGGTCGAAGCCAAGTTTGACTGGACACCGGAGTATGTCAAGAAGCAAACTGAGATTGCTGAGGAGCAAAATCGCAGACCGTATCTGTATAGCGCAGGTCAATACCGACCAATCAATCCACAGATTACTGACGAAGATGGCAAGCCAGTCAAGCATGATGACGGCACAGACAAGTATCGCTGGGAGTGGACACCGCACATCGTAGCAGGTATCGAAACCTACATGGAAAACTGCATGAAGGCGGCGTTAGCAGCCACAAAGCGTGACTTGACCGAGCAAGAAGTAAAATACAGTCGTGACGGGAGAGTGCAAGAAGTATGGAATGTCGTGCAAAGACTACAACAATTCCAAGCATACATCACATTGGATAAGACCTACTACGAGAACGGCGGCAGAAGCCTTGTATCGAAGCGAGCAAGCCCATACGAGCATCAACACTATGTCTTGCGTGGTGACGGCTCCAACCCAAGCGATAGTGACTACTACATACACCCGCTACTCGGGCTTGGTCTGAAGTGGTCGCTCATCAGCAAGGGCAAAAAGATTCTGCAAGCATTACAGAATATGCACACTGCCTACAACACATACAACAACAAGCAAAGGAACCGCAAATACACGCAAACCAATGTTGAAGCCTATGTGAAGAATGTGGAAATGAACGAGCAAGCCTACGAGGCCTTAATCAAGAGGCACACTAATTGGGGAACCGAAGATGAAATCACAATTGAGGATGCAATCAAGGCAGACAACGCTAAGAGGGCTGAAGTTGAAGAATACTTCAAGAACATGCCACACGCTGACATGCTTTCGACAGGAACACGAACACCTGCATTCTGCCGCCTATCAATTAGCGAGCAAGTTAAGCAAGCCGAGAATCGCATCGTGCAAAGCAAGGCTACGCTTGCCCGTGAGCAAACCCGTCTGACTGAGGAGACATCTGACCTACCTAAGTTGGAGTGGCAAATCACAATGATGGAGGCCGAAAAAGTAGCCGCACAATACGGACTACTCAATGACGGGGGTGAAGAGGAATGAGTCTAAACACTAACCCCTCAGACACAACACTAAGCGAGCATAGTCGTGCGGCTTGGGTTCTCAAGGAATGGGCAGAAGATTTGAAGTGCCTCGATGGGATGGAGAAGAGTGATTTTAGGTCACTGTTTTTCCGTGATGCGACAAAGGACTACTTTGAAACAAAATGGGATTTGTTTTGCAGTGACAAGTTAAGATTCATTTGGGGAGTCATTCATAATATCGACCTGTTGGAACGGATTATGTATTACATCAGTTGGAGTAAGGGGATGGTTGAATGATTGACCTACTACCGATTATCGCTGGCATAGAGGGGGAATGGATTGACCTATGCGGTCGAAAAGTTTTCCAGCACAGGATTCACAACACCCAGTATATGCCCGGTTCGCACCCAGCCGTTGAGGCTGGTGTGACCGAGGAATCTGAATGGTATCTGATGATTGAAACTGATGGCCGGACTTGGATTTGGGATGGCTGGATTATGGAGGGATGAGCATGGGCTGGATGAATAATAAGAGCGAGCAAGAGCATGAGTACTACGAGTCTGAGCCTGTGTATAATTCCGCAGGGATTAAAGTAGGCGCAATCATAGTCCGAAAGGAGGATTCAGAATGAGTTACTGGGGAACCGCATACTCGCAGGTCAAGCAAGCATTCAAGTGCCGCAGGTGCGGCGAGATTGGATTGCGATACGCACATGAAAAATGCGAATGCCAAAGTATAAGTAGGGGCAACCCCTATATCAAATCGGAGCAGTGATACAATGGATAAACTGAAGAATGCAAAACTAATACTAGAAGAATACAAGCGAGCGATTAACCCGATACTCGACCACTTTGAAAGTGCGAGTATCAAGTCGCTACGCTTGAAGCAAGGCAACATGCTGACATCTGAAGAGTATCATTACTTAGACCAACGCATAGCGGAGGCTGAGTCAATACTTAGAGGCGTGTTGAATGACTACGAAGAATTGATGTACGAAGCATTAGATGAGAAGGAGGACTTGGAATGAATGACGAAATAAAAAATAAAATTATGGAAACACTGAACGCAAGGGACAAGACAGTGGGATTGGGTAGCGGAGGCGAAGTACATTACTTGTGCGGTGCTATGGAAATGTATCTGCTACTGAACCCCGAATCAGAAAAGGATGGGTCTTGGTGCCCGCCATCATGGGTGATACCCATTCTGAGTGGAGATAGCCCTTTACAGGCATGGAGGAATAAACAATGAGAACATTATACGGAACCGATAGCAAGCACAGACTGTGGACTAAAACTGAATATGCCGATGGCAGAATCGAGATTCAGATGCAGAAAAGGTTTGGTGGCAAGCCAGTGAAAGTTACACCCTCACACAAAAAGGGTTTCGTGTGCTTTGAATCGGGCAACAGTTGTTATCACAGACCAATAGAGTACATCAACTGGACTACGGAAAAACACACCGAGCCGATTTCGACAGGCTACCAAAGACAACCACCGAGGCCACCGATGTCGGCTCCGGCGTTAGAGTGGCTCATCCGTGAAATAGAAACTTGGAGGGAGGACAGTGGTTCAACTGAGTAGGTCTAAGATGTGGTGGAGCAAGGAGGACAAGGAATGGTATGTGCAGGTTGCATCAGACCATGAGCGAGCCATGTTCCGCCCCGATTGGTGGGAGGGAACGGAAAAGGTTCTGAGCAAAGGCTATGATTACAGTAACAAGTACGGCTGGTTCATCATCGTGGGTGTACCAGTCAAGCAGTACTTGAAGCACCATCCCGAAGATGTGTACTTGGTACAGGCCGTGTTAGATGAAATCAAAAAGCGTGACGATAGGAGGCGTAAAGAATGTTGAGTGACCACCAAGATTCAGAACACTTCATGGGAGTGCGTAGCGAGGATGAGTTACTAGACATGCTCGACCGAGCCGAGCGCAGGCAGAACAATATGCTGGCCCACCTAAGTATGATTGGCAATCGCAAAGCAACACCGGCTATACGCAAAAAAAGAATATACTACATGAGGAATTACAAAGCACTTGAGGGCGTAGTAAAGACCCTCCGATGGGCACTTGGGGACATGAATGTGGAACACCCACTGGAGTGAGCCGGCATCGTTAAATACCGGCAACCCCTATAACAAAATGAGGATTTGATATGAGTAATACATACGAAACAGAATATGGAGAAGCGAAGGCCGAATGGCTGGATGAACCGCAGAAATGGCAAATCAATCTATACCCTAACAGTATAGCAGATAGACGACCACTTTACAAAGCGGTAACAAAAAGACTACACGAAGATGGATTTACTACATCTATTCTTCAGCAACGCAACAACAAGTTGCGATTCACATGCTGGAAATCAGAAGCAGTGGAGGCGGGCGAGTGACTAAGCGTATAGTCACCTGCTCATACTGTTGTGAACCAATCACCTTAGAGGAGATTGGTGAAGGCATGTTGAGAGTTTTCAAGACCTGCGGTTGTGACCGTGGGCCAATGACACAGGAGATGATGTAATGAAAAAGTATAGTGAATATTTAGCAGAAAAATACGAGCCGATGACGGCTGAAGATTGGAAAGTTTGGTCTGAGGCCAATGGGACAGGTATGGGAACAGACCACATAGGTCTTGACCAACTTGTTGATGAGATTGCATACCTACGAAGCGTGTTGGCCGAGTGCTATATGTGGATGGGGCGCAAGGTTCACAGTGGTTCGATTACCAAGAAGTATCAGTGGGCTATGGCCGAGTGCTACCGCATCAGACAGGAGGATAAAGAATGAGCGAGATTGTTAGACAGACTATCGTGTTCGCTGACGGGAGCATGGTGATTATGGTTCGCCAACCCGACGGCACATTTAGTTACGAAAGGAGGCAACGCTGATGGTAGGGACATTGTTACACATACCAGTGGATGCACCAGCAAAGACCATAGTCACTATGCCTATGGGCGCAACACTAGATGATGCGAATTACTTTGCGGCAGACCTGTTGGATGCTGAGTACCCACTAGAGATGCACAAGATTGATTCGGAAATCAAGGTGTTCACGCTGGTTCAAGACGGAACATACGACTACAATCGAGGACTGACTATTGCATTGGATGAGTTACTGGGAATCAAGGTAGCACTTGAGGGGCCAGTAGTTATCTGCATGATGCCGCCGGAGATGTTAAGTAGGTGAAACCCCTATATCAGTTTGGAGAGGAACGACATGAACATATTTGTTTTAGATAAGAACCCAATACGAGCCGCACATTACTTAGACGATGTTAGAGTGCCTAAGATGTGCGTGGAAACCGCACAAATGATGGCATCAAGTCTGCGCCGACACGGTGCTACTGATGAGCAGATGCCACTAACACAGAAAGGCACACCATACAAAGGCGGTTATCACAACCACCCTTGCACAGTATGGGCTGGCGAATCGCTGGATAACTTTGCTTGGCTGGCTACCCACGGTGCCGCCTTGTGTGCAGAATACAAAGTGCGCTTCGGTAAAGAACATGCGTGTGAAGGACCGATATGGCAAATGATTGAGTTGGCAGACCAGCATGTATTCTTGCCCGACATCGGCCTAACGCCATTCGCACAGGCTATGCCGGATGAGTACAAAGACGATGACGAGGTTGTAGCATACCGAAGATATTATCAATCTAAAGCCCATAGCAAGGGCGGAGTCCGGTACGACAAGAGTACCCACGGCTGGCCCGATTGGTGGGTCGTGGACACGGACTTTCTATACGGAGTAAAATACGAGGTGACAGAATGAGTGACAGAAAATTAGTTGAGGCGGCGAAGCACATACTGAGATATGTGGTGATTAGGAATAATAGCACAATACCATTGACGCTGATGGATGCGGCAAAGGTTATCTATTTGGCGGTTGACGAGCATGCGTTAGAGGATGCTTACAATACCTTGCAGATGGAGGAGGCACAACGCTACGATACCGAGCGAATGCGTATCGAGATGGGTGATGTACTATGATGTCTAACAGGTTACATCGTGGTGGCTACATAAACAAGAAGGATAAACTGATTGAGTTTATCTGTCTTGAGTGCGAGACCTGTCACAAGGTTGGTGCTATGGAGGGCTCTCTCAAGGAGATACCTAAAGACAAAGGCGTTCATTTGATGTTCGACCACAAACCAACCGTGATTTACTTCAAGGAAACTGAGGATGGGAAAAAGTATGAACCGTTGTGCAGACAATGTTCAGACAGGATTTCATTAGTCGTGGTGGAGAAGGCTCAGAAATGTTGATATAGTGGCGGGCATAAAGAATAGAATGGAGCAGGGTCGAGATTTTGTGTGTTTCTCCCATCTAATTTAGATGGTTCCTCAAGGTTGCTTGCTTCGTTCCTTTCCCTCGGCCCTGCCCCACTATTCAACAAGCAACCAATTACCGTAGGTGATATACTATGAGAAGAAAACAATTACATATTTTTGCAGACAAGGTGGCGGCTATGCTTTTGGAGAACCCAAAGGGATTGTCGTCATACGAGATATACAATAGACTTGCTGACGATAGAAGCAACATGAGATGGCTACCAGCACGAAACACCATAGGCTCACGCCTGTCAAACATTATTGGTGTGGAACAGGTAGGCCAATCATTCGAGGCATTCCGGGCACACGACTTGGCTCCCGGCAGACAGGTTGTGTTATGGAGATTAGACATAGAGCGATTCAATGAGTGGAGGTTTGGTAATGAGCCAACTCGGTGAACCATTAGTGGTGAATCTATCCGACATTGACTTTGTGACTACTAAGCCATACACTCGCAACGCTAGAGGCGAGTTAGTACAGATACCGTACATAGAGATTAAGGTCAACAAAAAGTTACCTAAGTTTATGATGATAGGCAAAGGTCTGATGTGGTCGTACTTAGATGCACTGTTTGAAGATGACCCGCTACCTAGAGGCCCGGTCAACGAGGACATATTCGCACCGAAGGTGGATGGTCCGTCACTGTATTCGCTACTCAACTCATTTACCCAAGAGGTAAAGGATGAGGGAACAGACTACATTGTGATGTATCATAACGATTTTGTAGTCACATACTTTGAGTCATTCAATGCCTCGGTGTTGTCGGACATCAATGTTTTGGCTGAGGGGCTGGCGCAACTGTGCCCAAAGCCTGTCGAAAAAAGACCATTCGTGTATAAGTCTAGTAAAGTTACCATTAGACCATCACTTATGATGCCTATTAACGGGTGCTTGCTCGAAGTAATTGACATCGGGCAACGCTGGTATTACCGACTGACCGCACAGGCTGGCAATAATGTGCTTATATCGCTGATACAACCTACTACCACCAAGAAGAATGACAAGGGTGAAACATTTGCTAAACTACAATCGCTGATTGGTATAGCATCAAGAGTGAATGTGTTGCATATTGACGGCCACCACTTAGGAACACCTATGACTAACAAGGGTATGAGGACTAATGAGATTGATGCGATTCTATACAGAAGGGGGTTGACTATTTAACTTTGACTGAATTAATTTTATTATTTCAGTAACTACAAAATTAATTAAATGGGGCACTGCTCGCATGTTGGCCGAATTAATTTATTTCTTCAAAGGCATTTATACAAAGGGGCGTAATACTATACTACTAACCTATGATATATACTTAATATAATGTTAAATGTTCTAAGGGAAATAAATTAATTAGCGCAATATCCACGCAGTAATTCGTTTATTTAATTTTACGATTACAAAATTAATAGAATTAATTCAACAACAGTTAAATACTGACGACGGATTAGTGATTATTATGAGAACGAAGTACGATACAATAGACATATACCACGACGAACCGCTACCAAAACTAGGCGGTGTAGTGGTATTTACTGAGAATGAATACGGAATGGCATCACTGTTGGCAGGGACAACTATCATTGGTGATAGGGAACCCGATGCAATAGTGATGAGTCATCTTCTGAGCGAGTTGGCTTTCAACGCCGCACCGAAGATGGCTAGAGTAGGTTGGGAAATCTATTTTGAAAAGAACCATGCTGGTGATACCATAGCATTTGTTATGCTCACCAACTGGCCTAATGTTCAACTGTTCCCGCCGGAATCAAGCAAGGCTACATGGATTTACACATACCCTACTGTTAGGGATTTGGTGATTAGCCTACAGGAATTAGGCGCAGAAGAGTTGCGCTTTTTGTCAAGCACCACTATACATGAGGCTCTTGACAATGATACCTACGCCCTGCTCTCTCCAAAGACCATAAAGAATTATGTGTATGGTAGTGACAGTAACGAGGATGATAACCTATTCTTCTCTCCGCCAACATGGTTATTCCCATACTTGGCGCACAAGATAGGTTACGATAGAGCCGAGATTATCATGTCCGGTTGTGATGATGATAAGAAGGTTGATGATGTGGCGGGCTGGACTTTGGCTGGCTACTTATCTGACTACATGGGCAACAAGTTACTCAAGCGTGACTACAACAAGATAGTCAAAGACTTCAACAAACTCATGCAAAAGCATGAGAAGATGCACGATGACATGGTTGAGAACATGAAGGCAGTTAGTGAGGCACAGACTATGGCACCAAGCGAACATATGTGGGGTTGATACAATGAACATTTTTGAAACAATGCAAGATTATGTGGACAGGAACCACTACATTGATGTGGCAGATAAGATACCAGTGTTTCTATGTTCGATAGGCACACACATATTCAACGGACTAAACAAGTGTGGAACCTGTCCTTTCATACCTGTTGGTGATGATGAAGAAGGATTTGCCATAGACTCCTGTATTCTAAGGCACGATAAAGCCCCGTTATACACCCCTATGAGCCATGTAGCAGACACTAGGCTACATATCCTCATGCGGGGTATGAAAGGCTCGGGAAAGTCCGTTCTAATCAATTTATTTTTGGCACCGGGAACAGGGTTGCTTAACAACCCTCTCAATGCCGCAATAGGTATGGCTTTCAGAACGGACATCGGCCCTAACTCTATTACCGAAGCAGGTATGTTTGGGTCTGTCAATGAAGAAGGTGAAATCATGGGCCGACCATTGGCCCGTGAAATGTGCGGTGGGTTCCTCGGGTTCGAGGAGTTTTCCTCACTGGTTGATGCCGCCAAGAAAGACCATAGCACAGACATGACTAACCAAATGCTAACAAGCGTTGACAATGGTCGTGTCAAGAAGGCTATGCGAGCAGGGTGGGTTGAATATACTACTCGCTATACTCTATGGGCTGGAACCCAGCCGGGCCGATTCGAGATGGAGTCCGGTATGGATAGGAGATTCTTCATCATTGACATTGACATGAATCCCGAGAAGGAGATACTATTCAAAAAGGCACAGGCTAAACAGGCTAGTATGTCCAACATGGAGCGACTAGAGTTAGCCGATATTGCTATCAAGATTAAGGACTTCTTTACCGAGAGGGCTATGGAGGTTATCATGAACCCACCTACCGGACTATGGTTCGATGATGAGTTTAACGAGTGGCTTTTCAAGCCCGAAGTCCGTAGCCATGAGGCGGATTTATTCCGCAGATTGGCTATCGGCTATGCCATCATGTCACCCGACTATGTAGGCGGTGACAAGTTGGCAATAAAAATGACTCCACAACTAAGGCAAATATTAGACGACTGTTTGAAGATGCGCCGTAATGTTATGGATGGCGACTTGCTTCTCATCAAGACGGCGTTTTGGAATACCCAAATGTCAAGAAGCAACCTGTTGAAAGAAGTATCACGCATGATTACTAATGGTGACTACCAAGCGGCGAAGCGTTGGGTGGAGGATAACCTTATCATTCAGCCGTGGTATAGCGAAGAACGGAGTGCCTCAAGTGGTCGAGGCCGAAAGGGTGTGTCCGTGTTTATCGGATATGAACCCAAGACCATAGACGCAAAGGCGGTGAAACTAGAATGAAACGAAGAAAACCAGCGTGGCGTAATGCCGCATACGAATACATAAAGACTAATGGCCCATCAACTTCTGAGAGGTTGATTTCGGATATGAGAACCAAAAGAGGCAAGTTATGGTCTGAGAGTAACAAGGGACCAGCACACCCTAATGGTGCATCTCAGTTGTTGAAATCAGACCCACGATTTACATGCGGCTGGGTTAATAGAACAATGGAAACGGGTATAAGCACCAGTAACCGTGGTAAGCACATGGGCGGTCGTGGGAGTGCGAGCAGACAGTATTCCAATTACAAGGTTAGGGAATGGAGGATTATAGATGAAGAGTCGCAGACAGATACAGAATAGATTGAATGATGAAGCGGATAACACTGACTTCTTGGCCGCCCTTGAGTGGGTGTTAACTCCCGATGGTTGCCCCATGTGTGCGGTTGCTAATAGGCGAGAGTTAGAAGTCAAGGTTCATCGTGGAGAAGTAACCCCTACATTCTTAGAAACTAAGAATGGTTGGCCTACCGGCACCGTTATGTCCCACATGGATGAACACCTTGAGTATGACCCTGCCGAAGCGGCATACATGGAGAAGATGCGTGGTGAATCCATATCCACTCTCAATGTAGCCGAGGACTTAGCCCAGCGACTTGTGTCTTGGGTTGGTGAATTGGAAACACGCAAGGAAACTGAAGGTCTGACATCTGAGTGGATTGGTGATGCAACCAAACTACTCGGGCAGGGACAAGGGTTCCTCAAGTTGATAGGTCAACTCAAGAAGGAGATTGGTGTTGATTCACAACTCCTACTGGCTGACCGTAAAGTTGAGCAGATGATGGGCATACTTGTTGATGTTCTCAAGAGCGAGCCTGTGTATTTAGACCAAATACAACTGCGTCTTGCTACACTAACTGCTCCGACTCAGCATATACAAGAGGCTGACTTCGAGGTGATTGAATGAGTGACGAATTAGTATGTATGATTTGCGGCTTTGCTTGTGATGCGGACGACCCCGAAAGGATGGATATACACATGGATGCCTACCATATGGACACCGAGTTGCTTGAGCAAGTTGACGAGGGTTATGAATACCCCGACAAGCAATTGAATACAGTTTATTCAAGTAACCAAGAGGCTATGGATAGCATTATGAAAGTTTATGGGCGTGAAGGTATGATTGTAGCCGATGTTACATATGGTTCCGGTGTATTTTGGAAAAACATAGACACCAGTAAGTATGCCTTTTTCCCTTCGGACTTGAAAACCAACGGGGTTGATTTTACAGACCTGCCTTATGAGGATAACTCGATGGATATTGTAGTGTTTGACCCACCATATAGATACACTCCATCTAATAATAAACAAACACATCATGCCGAGCGTTACGAATTGAAGCCGCACATGAATATACGAACCACTAAAGATGTGATAAACTTGTATCGCTTAGGTATAGCCGAGTGTGAGCGTGTTCTCAAGAAGGGGGGATTCTTAATCATAAAGTGTATGGATAACATAGAGGCGGCGAAGCAGTATTGGGTTCACATTGATGTGATGGGCATGGGTGACGACTTAACCTGTCGAGATTTGGTAGTAGTTACTCCACCTTCGACCGTTGCTTCAAGATGGAAAAGGCAGAAGCATTTGAAGAAGTCGCACTCTTATTTCATAGTAATGCGTAAGGGCGGTGCTTGGCCCTTCGGCCAAAAGGCTACTTCTCGTAGGCAGGTGGTTGAATGAAGTTTAAGCATAAGCGTTGGCGTGATGCAGTGGTGCGACACTTGAAGGAGAAGGGGCCGCAACTCCTATCTCAGATAATGGATGAGTTGAGGAACACGGATGGGCGACCTTATGTTTCGGCACCGAGGCTGAATGCCGCCTCTAATTTATTACACGCTGACCCACGCATTAGTGTGCGTGAAGTCAAGAAGGTTGGTAGTGGTATTAGTGGGCCATACAAGGCGTATGAATATGCGGTGTTTGACGATGACTAAGCGCAGGTGTAAATCACCCGGATGCAGGGCGGAATTGACCGACCGCAGCAAGGGTTATTGTAGCCGACACATTTATCATGTGGAGAGGCTAAAGGACACTGTGGAATGGTTGACATGGAGGAGATGGTTTGAAGCGGAATTGGCGAAACAAGACGAAGAACATGCTGAATACGAGGCCGATTTATGAGGCTGAGTTTCCGGCACTTGCGAAGGCTATGGCTGAGGATGGATTGACCCTTAGAGTAGTTTCAAAAGGTAATGGTTATGAGTGGCTTGTTGCTGATTACATACTCCCGGCGAAGAGTGTCCGTGAAGTATGGGGTTTAACCCCACATCAGATGCGAAGATTCACCGCTTGGTTGCTGGCTTTTAACACGGAGTTGATACAATGGGAGTAGTTATTTTTACAAACGATGACGCAAGATACCGCAAGGGTGATTTCATATGTATGTATGGCGAGATTACAGTGCCTCCTACTACACCCGATACCACATTTATCCTTCATAACAAGTCATTCAGCGAGGCTGATGTCCTATACTGGGCACCAATCATACGACACCGCTTGGTAGTAGTGGTTGACAAGTTGCCTAAGTTGAGTGAAGCAAGCGAGGACTATGTTATCATAGACCAAGCACTGAAGGTTAAGGATAAGGACTTCACTCGTTCTATTCGTGCGGCTCTATGTTGGGTTGACCGTGACCGAGCGTTGACCGCACTTAGACCTGTCCCTCTTGCTTTGATGAACGCTTTCATCAAGGCTAATGTGGATAACATGCAGGTCGGCAGGTTGCTTGCTCGATGCCGATTTACTTTGCATGATGACTATACCCGAGCAGTTATGGCATACGGTATTTATCCTGTATCTAATTTCAAGTGGCCTAAGAAGTCACATAACAATACTAATATACTGCCGAGCGAGATGAGAAGAACAGACAAGCACTTGGGTGTCATACTGAATAATGACATCGTAGTATCTAATGCAATCCGTAGGGATGCACCGGACACTTTGCCCAAAGGCTTGCCTAAACGAAAACAGAAGGCGATAGAATGGCTATGAATGAAGTATTTGTGTATGGAACACTGAAGCGAAACCAACATAACAATGACCTACTTCGTGATTCACAATTCTTAGGTGAATACGAAACCGACCCACGCTGGGGCTTAGTAACACTGGGGTCTTTCCCCGGCATGGTTCCCGGCAACTTGGCGGTAAAGGGTGAAGTATTTTTGGTGGATGATGATGTATTGGAGGCTCTCGATTTATTAGAGGGTGTGGAGCATGGCCTGTATAACAGGCACCGCATCCCTATTAACTGTCCTGTGACGGGCGAGAAGCGTAATGTGTGGGCTTATCTATACGGTGGTATAGTGTATATGCCCGACATCTTCGAGGAGTGGTCTTGATGTTAGGTGTTATAATTGCATGGTTAATCTATGTCACACTTAGTATAATTGCTAACTGGGATGATACACCGTGGACTATGGGTACGCAAAGGGAAACTACTTATCGACCTAAAGGGTCTGCGGTTAACGGCGAACACAACCTAAGCCATGCGGCTATGTTCATGAACATAGATGAATGAGGGTGAAATACCAAACACTCATAAGACGGTCTGTGTCAGCCAACAATAACAACAAGCGGGTTCGTCGAGCGATAGTCGAAATACTCTTGAAACACGGGGCGTGTACTCGGGAGCAGGTAGCGGAGCATCTGCAAACCTACAAGGGGGTCAAGAATGTTCCATCTCCTAATTCTCTATCGGCTCTTATGTCGAAGAATCCGCAAGTTGTCATTGTCGGGCGTGAAAAGGTCGAAATGACAAGTGGTATCAATACACACCACATGCTCTTTGATATTGACCGAACCGTAATCAAGACTAAGGATGATTTAATCCTAACAAGACCTATTTCTGTTATGACTCCTAGTGAACGCAAGAAGGCTAGGCAGTGTGGCAAGTGTGGTAGGACAAGGATTATGCCCGAAGGCAGTGATACTTGTTTAACCTGTCTGCGACAGTAGTTTTATAATGTGCCGACACTAATGGTTAACCATGCGAGAAGTATGGGCAACGAAACACAGGCCTAATAATCTTGATGATTTCGAGGGACAGGGGCATATTGTATCTGAAATGGCATCCATTATTGATGGTAATAGTCAGATGCAACACTACATATTCTATTCTCCCGAACCCGGAACAGGCAAGACTACATTGGCTCACATATTATCTGAGCAATTAGGCTATCAGATTCACAAGTATAATGCTTCATCCAAGCGTCAGCGTGGTATTGAGTTTATTGAGGAGGAGTTGGCACCTATGACCCGGCTCGGTCAATACGAAAGCATATACTTCTTAGACGAAGCAGACCAACTAACACCTGCCGCACAGTCAGCACTCAAGGGAGTGATTGAGGATTCACAGGGATTCTTCATCCTCACTTGTAATGACCTAAGCAAGATTAGTCCGTGGCTTCAATCCCGTTGCCAAGTGCGAGTATTCCAACCCCTTAACGATACTGATATGTTTTACAGGCTAAATAAAGTTGATGCCGCAGAAGGATTTCAAACCGCAACCGAACACTTGGATGCGATAGTCAGTGCTAACAAGGGCGACCTGCGTAACGCAATCAACGCACTGCAAGCCTATCATTCTATTCCCGAAGCAGACCGTGAATCATTCCTGCTAGGGTTGGGTCAACCAGCCGTCGATGCACAGAAGATACTCACGCTTTGTATGAAGGAGCAACAGGTTGAAGAGGCCGTCAATTTGATGGGTTCTTCTAATCTTAGACAAGTTATAGATGCCGTGTTTAGATACGGCGTTGATTCTCCCGCCAAACCTACTAGCAAACTAAAGTTGGTTGAGGCCGCAACCCAAGCGCACCGTGATTTACTCATGGGCGTGGAGGCCCATTATGTTGTATGGGACTTCTGTCGGAGGCTGGCATCATAACGGTTAAATAGTGGCGGGACTAAAGGATATATGGAGGCAAAAATTATGGCAGATATAGACCAAATGATTGACAGAATAAGCAAGAACATAGGCGCAAGCGAAGAAACAGTACGCTCTCGAATGGACATCGTTCTATCCGAGAACAAGAACACTTGGCTTGATGCTGGAAAGACCGAAGATGAGTGTTCACTCAACGCACTTAGAATTGCTGGTAGGCAGATTAAGAGCGAGAGTGAAAGACTAAAGCGCAGTGGAGCAACACTATACGAAGGAATGTTTGTTAGCGTTCCACGCTACAAGGACTGGGCAGACTTGGCATACAAGAAGGCCGCAGGGACTATCTCACAAGGTATTGATACAGTGATTGATTCACTTATCGAAGATGGTAACACTATTCTCTATGAGGATAACAATGACGGTACCTTTACCAAGAGATACAACCCATCCTTGGCTCAGAAAGCGGATTTCGAGTCCGGTAGCGCAAGCACCGACATTGACGCACTACCCAAAGGCACATATGATGCAGGTAACGGAATACATTTCCACCTAATTTGGGACAAGGCGAACCCAACATTCCCAAGCGGGGATGCTAATTGGAAATACGGTAAGCCAAGGCCGCTAACCGAAAAGGACAGGACTTGTTTATTCTTAGGCCGCCCACAGGGCAGTAAAGACGACATGCGAATCTATTCTATGAGATTCAACGGACAGTTAGCCGAGGAGCAACACCCAACATTTGTTGCTGGTACTATCGCTATGCGACCTGCTCGCAACGGTGATGTAGCATACGGCAAGGCTGGTGTTTCAGTATTCAACCGTGACGATGCAGTACAGGCATCCTTCAGTGGTAGCCCGGATGCACTAATCGCTGGACTAGACCAAATCAAGACTCTTGAGAACGGTCTGCAAGACATCGAGGCGTATGTCGGTACACTATCTGACAAGGAACGCTGGGATGCTTTAGCGGCGGCTATTGTCGAAGTGATTCACATTGACCCAAGGGATAACGGTGGTTACATTATCACAGTAGGTGACTTGGATATTATGTCCACTGCTGGCACCGTTGACATCTATGTTACTACAAAGCATGAGTCACTTGTTGACTTCGCAGTTGGTAGTACCCTAATGGTTGTTGGTTCACCATACATGAGCCGTGATGATGAGGCTAAGTTGGCCGTCACCGGTTGGTGGTGCCACGAATCTATGGCGGCATCAGCACCCGAGCAACTACCGGATGAAGGAGGCTGGGACTGATGACTTGGGCAACAACCAGTGCTAAGACGGAAACTGCTCCCCGCAAAACATTTGGGGTGGAGCATTACCGTCAACTCTTCGACCGCAAGCGAGAGGCTATGGCCCCAATTCGCATGGCGTTGGTAGGCAAGGAGAACACGGCTAAGACAGGGCTTGCCCTTGACTTAGCCCTCTCCCACACCGATAAAGAAGTAGTTATCATTGACTGTGACAACTCAGCACAGAACACAGTGGACTACCTTATCTCGACAGGTGCCGCAGATGCAGACCGCATCCGTGTAATCCCTATCATTGATGAGTTAGATGACGCTATGTGGAATGATGACAACACTACTAACTGGATGGCAGTAGTTGACAAGATTGAGTGGTTCGCATCCTTCTTGGGCGAATCCTCCGATAATGTTGGCGCAGTTATCTTTGATGGTGGCTCGACATTCCTAAAGTGGTGCGAGTTTGTGATGACAGACCGACTAATCCGCCGTGGTGTTATCAACGACAGTGGTGACGGTTTCAATCAGAAGGAATGGCGAGAGCGTAACAGTGTGTTCAAGGGTGTCCTTGACCGCCTAACTGCGCTACCAATCCCATACATCTTCTATACTTTCCACTTGAAAGACCAAAAGCAATACATGGACATCGGTGACGGTACAAAGGCACTGATGAAAGTTGGCGAGAAGGTTGATTGGGTGGATGGAACCCAGCGATTCGTGTCCCAACAGGTATGGCTAAGGCGTTATACCAAGAAGGGTGACAAGGCGGCTGGTGTTGAGGCTGACAAGGCTCTCGCTGATGATGAGTTTGCCATTCGTGCAAAAATCGAGGAGATGAAGGGTCGTAACATGGAACACTTGGGTACTACCCATGAGGTTCTAAATGTTAAGGATAGCAAAGTCACTTGGAACGGATTACCTTTGAGGTGGAGTGATTGACTGACGAGGCCACCACAAGGGAGTTGATTAGATTAGCCAAGAGGGTTAAGTCTCTTGAGCGTGACATTGACGATATGATGGGTAGGTTCTCTATGGTCGGCAAACTATGGGATGCCGTCAAGGAATTACAAGACCACGCCAATAGAAACGGTGACTTCTTAGTACATACCCTACTATATCGTGAGGTGAAGTGAATGAAGATACCTAGGGATTTATTGTTACAGTTGCTTGGAGTTACCAAGCGTGAGCAGACCATTAACGGCAAAGCACAGGCTCAAGTAACAGGTTGCGTCTTGACTCTTGGTGACAAGAGGCTATCCACCACAAGTATAGTGAAGGATGGTAAAACCAGCCTATCGAGATTCTCATTCACTTGTGATGACGACAGTGAAAGCACTATCCCTGTCCCCGATATTGATAGACTCATGGGAGTCTTGAAGTATCACGGCGAAGTAGTTAAGTTATCATATGATAATGAAACTTCTAAGGTGTTAATCAAATCTAAGTCCAAGCAGACTACGCTTGTTGGTGGACTATCCGCCAAAGCGTTCCCTAACAGTCAGCAGAACCTTTTGGAGTGGCATAAGGCCAGTATTGAAAGGGCCGCACAGATTAAGGGCAGTAGTTATGTGATGGCTAACGGAGAATCCCGTTCACCATTTACTACTATCACTGTCGGCAGTGAAGTTTTGCATGATGCGCTAAGGTGTGATGGGATGAATGGGCAGAAGTTGAATAGATACACATTCACTTTGAAGGATGGTGATGTTGTAGTCACAGTGGGCGACCACTTCAAGGGGCTAACTGAAACAACTATCGCTACCGACTACTCGGATGATAACTTCGAGGCCGTCTTTGAGGGTGGTCTTGAGAATATACTCAAGTATTACAAGGGTAATGTCAGCCTATCATTCTTGGATTTCAAGAATGAAGGCCAAGGCACTCGCTTGATTATGTCTTTTGACAACGGTGACTGGGTATTCCAAGCGGGGGTCTTGTGATGAAACATAGCACACCTAGGGGAGTGTCATTCCGTGAATACGAGGAGATGCTGGCAACTGGTCGCTACGCTGAGTTTATCACACGCAAGAAGCGTAACAAACGCATTAGGCAGTTGGTGTCAGCAGTTATCTTTTTTGATATGGATATAGGCGAGGAATGCACCATAGAGCATATGATAAATCACGCATGGAAATACAATCCCATAGGCCCGAGTGCTATGGCACTATCTCCTCAACAGTTTGGTTCATTATTGGGCACTATGATTAGATATGATATTGTTAGCAAGCGTGTTGAGAACAACAAAAGTTACTACAAGAGGTTGGTATAATGAAATGCAGTAAATGTGGACATGAAGAAGTTGTTGAAGTGAAGGAGGACTACCGTTTCGCTACTTGGTTACATCAAGAGTATGTAGTCAAGCGTAGGTCTATGGAGAGCATAGCCAAGGAACAGGGTGTCACTCCCACTACGATTAACAACTGGCTCAAGCGATTTGGCTTGCCAACAAGAGGTCGTGGTGTCCGTTCCGGCTTGTTTGACATTTGAATAATAGTGCTAACTACTATATACTGGCGAGTCATATTTTAGTATTATGCAAGTAACACATACAAGTGGTCGCAAGATTACTATACGAAGGCGTGACCCCGAGACTTTAGAACGAATACAGGAGACTATTGAAACCTACCCATACTGCTTTGTACCAACGGCTAAACTAACAGACACTTATGGTTTAGTTAGGACTGAGCCGGGTTATGAGGGAGTGTACGGGACTGAATTGACTAAGGTTTATTTTAGGAATGAGTTTGACCGTAGGGACTGGGTTCGAGCAAACCACACTTGGGAGGGCAACATATCGTTTGCTAATCAAGTGCTGAATGATAGGATAAAGGACAAGGAACCTTATCCTAACTATGAACACAGGGTATGGTATATTGATGGCGAATGGAAAAAGGACTCTGAGGAAATTACAGTCCTTAGTGCATACGATTCCTATACCGGCAAAATGTTCACATGGGTTCAGCACCCCGACATTACGCCGGGCTACCATAGTAGTCTGCCCTGCAAGAATCACCCCGATGGTTTGACAGAAGTGCATTTTGAAACACAAGTCAAAGCATTCGTCAATGAGCGTCAACTGCTCGCTGATTTTGCGGCACACATGAAGAAGAATGACCCCGATATTCTAACTGGTTGGTATTTCGTGGATGCTGATGTATCAACTATCAGCACCCGCATGAGGAAACTAGGGCTTGACCCACGCAAAATGTCACCGCACAATCAACACAATTACAAGTATGGTGTAACCGAAAAGCGTTGGACTCAGCCTATCCCCGGTCGCACCTGTATTGACTTGATGATTGCTTTCAAGAAGTTATGGACTATCAAGAATGGGCAACTAGCAAGTCAAAAGTTGGATGATGTTGCAGAGTTTGTGCTGGGTGAGCGCAAGGTTGAGTTGCCCGATGGGCACGACACCTACTACACTGATATAGGCACATATGTTGATTACAATAGGCAAGATGTCAGACTGTTACCAAGATTAGATGAAGAGTTGAATGTAATAAACTACTACACATCACTACAACACTTAGTCCAGTGTGACATAGAGACTGTCCCTATGACTACTGCGCCTGCTACCAGCCTGTTCATACAGGATGAGGAGTTTGAAGGGCGCATCCCCGATGACCCACGCTTTGCTATGGTCGAGTATCAAGGTGCTGATATACAAGAGCCGGAGCCGGGTCGCTATGAAAACATGGCGATTATGGACATCAAGGCCATGTATCACTCTAATGTCAAGTTGCATAACATTTCATGGGACACGCTGAGTGACGGTGGTAAAGACTGTGGTAACGGTAGCAAGTTTTTACAGGATAAACCCGGTCTGCTTGGTAGGGTCATGGATAAATTGACGGTTAAGCGTAATGAATACAAGGCTTTGATGAAAGCGGCTACCACTGATGCTGAGAAGCGCAAGTGGGATGCTATGCAGTTTGCTACAAAGTCAATGGTTGCATCCCTATACGGTGTGTCCGGCGATTCAAAGTATGGTATGTATCACCCCGAGATTGCGGCGGCTATCACATACACAAGCAGACAAACACTATTCCGTCTGCGTGATGAGTGTAATGACCGTGGCTATCCTGTGCGATACGGCCACACAGACTCTATCTTTTGTGAAGTCCCTACACCCGAGGAGGGTATGAAGTTGGTTGAGCAAATCAACGAGTCTATGGCACCTATCGAAACCGAGTTTGAGAAGTGGTGCGAGTCTATGATACTCAAGGCTAAGAATCGCTACGCTGGCAAGGTGACATGGACTGACGGCACCCACCATGAACCACAGTATTATTACAAGGGGCTTGAGTTAAAACAGGCTCGTATGCCAAAGGCCATGAAGGAGGCTATGGATGGTACACTAAGGGGTATTCTTGACGGTAAAGACCGTGAGGATATTGACGATTACTTGGCTGGACTAATCAAGGCTGGTAACGATGGCGAGTTGGGCGAATCCCTTTTAATGAAAGGAAAATTACGCAGACCTATTCATAAGTACAAGAGCATTAGTGGTGCTATTGCTGGCGTAGTATGGGCTAAGGATAATCTCAACAGGATTTATGAAGTGGATGAGTCGTTCTTGACGGCTATCGGTGCCGGTGGGCAATACTATGCCTTTGATAAGGTGGAGGACTTGGATGGTATCGCTAAGATTGATTGGTCGGAGATGACTGAGCGATTTATAGTCAACAAGGCTTGTGACATCTATGACCTAGTTAACTGGGACACTCAGCCCCTATGGAACGCTCATCGTGGTATTGGTAATGTTAAGTGGTTATGATAACACATATATACTGACGAACACAAAGGTGATAATATGGCAGAAGAACCTAGAAAGCCCAAGAAGATGACAACACAACAACTGACCTACGCCGTTCATTCACTTGAACAGGCATTCAACAATATAGCCGCCGCTATCGGTAACGATATGGCACAGGTTATGAATGTCCTCGGCGGAATGCTAAGGCATTTGGATTTACTAGTGGACATCAAATGTCCCGATTGTGGTACTGAGTTGAGTCACCCTAAGATGGATGGCGTACCTATGCCTACAGAATGTCCGGCGTGTGGCGGCAAGTTGAACCTAGACGAAGAAGAATGATTATTAAACAAACTGAGGGTGGAGTAAATATGGCACGAATACTTGTTGTGACAGATGATGCGGAGATTATCTCCGAAGCACTTGATACCTATGGTCGAAGAGATGTGTATATAGCACTAGATAACACAGTTGCTAACAGGCACAAAGCGGAGGCACTTGGGATTGATAGCAGATTAAATCTTGTTGGCTCCGATGCAGACCATGACCTATTCGACACCGTTCTTGGTGGCTCAAAGAAGCCCACTAAGAAATCCGCCCCAAAGAGCAAGAAGGAATCACTTGCTAAAGAAGTTGAGGCGGTAGTAAATGAAGAGTCCAAAAAAGTACTCTAAGGAATGGTATGCGCAAGAGGGGGCTAATCACGGCCACTCTAACCCAATCAAAGCGTCTGCTAACGGATGGCCCGTTAGGTTATCTAAGTCGGCATTTATGACCTATCTTGGTTGCCCCCGTAAATACTGGTGGAGTAATGTAGCCGAGATTCGCACACCGCAGAATCATTACATGGCTCATGGTACAGGAGTCCATAGAGCATTAGAAAATCTATACGGCAATTGGAAAAATGAAGATGGTGAAGCCTTTCAAGACTTGGCTCTCATTGATTGGGAGGATGGGTCGACCCATCAGCCTTTTTTGGAATGGAATAAAGACCAACAACAGGTCTATTCTGACTCCATAATTTCACTTTTCCAATTGGAAAATGAGAGATTAGAGCGTTGGGGCGAGGAACATTTCGCTCCTGTTGAGTTTGAAATTAAGCATGTTGTTAATCATCCCAATTCTAATTTCCTATTGGTGGGCAAGATTGATGGTGTACATAGGCATCCCGACGGCGGCCTTGTAATTACTGAATTGAAAACAGGAAAAGCAACTAAGGGTAAATTGACTAAGACTCGCAAGGAGTTATGTTTCTATCGCCACATGCTATCCCTACTAGGATTCGATGAGGCAGTGTATTTCTATTACCTGTTCCCCGAGGCTACTAACACCGACTTGTATCTCGAATTAGAGGGCAAGAAGGACACTGAGGTTTGGCTTGGTGAGAAGCAGGGCATGGCGGTGCTTGAGAAGGTCTCTAAGCGTTCAGTCAATGCCATGTACAAGTCCTTAGACAAGGCTATCGAGGGCATTAATGGCGACATATGGGGTATGAAGTGGAATGACTACTTCTGCACTGAATGGTGTGAGTTTTCAATGTCATGTGAAAGTCAAATGGTTGGGTTAGATGATGACCCAACACTTTCATATAGTGGAGAAGAGGAGTGGTAGTATGATGAGCGATAATGAGTGTCCGAAATGCGATAGCATGATGTCCGAAGAAGTAGCCTTTTTGGTGACAGGTCAAGTAAATGGCCCAAGAGCAACAATTAAGTTACTGGTCTGTGACGATTGCGGCCATACTATGAAAGGTGAAGATGATGACGAAGCAACTACTGACATACCCGAGGGAGATAGGTCTTAAACGGGCTATTGCTAAGAATGGTAGGGTGTATTCTGACTACCTTAGCAAAATGAGAAGCAAAACTTCTTGTTACACCAGCCTATATTCCTTCGCTAAGATGGATAATGATAATAAACCGGACTACAGATATGCAGTGATAGACCGAGCGTGGTGGGATTTTGATGCGGGAGAACGAGGAGGAATTGAACAGGTCAAGCAAGATGTCGCCCAACTCATCTCTCGCTTGGAGGGTGATGTACGGGTCGTGGCGACTGGCCGTGGATTCCATGTCCACCAACTATTCAACAAGAGCGTGGTCGGACAGGAGTACAGACTACCCCTTGAACACTACCAAAGACGAAAAGCAAGAGGATTAGTTACGCTTGATGGCGTAGGGTTTCCCGAGAAGATGACTCGTATTCCTAACACATACAATCCTAAGCGTGGTCGCTGGTGCGTAGTCATACCTACTGAGGAGTTTGTTAACAACCCTATGGGTTACGATATACCTACTATGCCTATGCGCTTAGATAGAAAACATCACCCCTTTGGTGAAGCAAATACAGGCGTGGAGGCGTTTGATTTCCTTGCTTGGTGCGCTAATTACCAACCTATACAGGATGATTATACCTTCGCAGATAGTGTGACTCTTGACAGTGACACCTTGACGGCAGGCTCAGTCCCGCTAATGCCATGCTTGGCAAGAGCGATACACCAAGACAAGCCTAATCACCATGTTAGAGTAGCGTTGGTTCAGCATATGGCAGATACTCTTAGGGACTTTGCCGACCCCGAGGCGATAAGCACCGAACAAAAGCGTGAGATTGAGGATGAGATATTCAACTTCGTCAAAGGTCTTGGTTGGTCTAACTGGAATGCTACTGCATCCCGCAAGGGGATTAGAAGTACGATGAAGTATAGGCGTGTCCCGTCATGCTCATGGTTCGTAGCCCGTGGTATGTGCGCTAAAAAATGCTGGAGATACGATGGTTCGGCAGACATTCCCGAATGAGGTTAAATAACCAAAAGCACCCAGCGTATAGTAATGCTAGTGGTGGATGACCGAGAGAATGACCTTTTGATTCACAAACTATATGCGTCTATGGGCCGCCATGATGAAGGCGGTCATGTTAAAGTCAAGCGGCTACCTTCTGCCGATTATGTTATCGGGGAGATAGGGATAGAGGCTAAGGAGATAAATGACTTGTATCATTCTATCATGGGTCACGGTCGCTCTCGCACAATCATTGGGCAGTTGGTGGATTTACAGGAGTCATTTGAGCGACCTATGTTAGTAGTCTATGGCACCAAGTTGAAGCCGTATCTGCCGGGCAGAAGGCCCAATCGTGCTGAGATTGCTAAAGAGATGAAAAAGATGCAAGCAGTAATCAAGAAGTTTAAGCAAAACTTCGTGATTCAATTCCCAAACATTCAATTCATGGAGTTATCAAGTATGGATGATATGGTGGATTGGTTATCATCTGTGCATCACAATCTGCGTATTAGACAGAAGCCTATATCTGAACCTGCCGAAAGAACCCGCCGAAGCAATCGCAAGGTGGACTTGCGTGTTAGAGTCCTTGCCGCAATTGACGGCATCTCGGAGAGAGCAGCCCATGATTTGTTAACCGAGTTTGGCTCTATTCCACGCCTGTTGCGCTCTCGCACAAGCCAGCGAAAACTCATGGAGATAGAGGGTATAGGTCGTAAAAGAGCCAAGGCTATTTTATCCCTGCGTGAACGCTACCCCGACCAGCCCGACCGTCACTCGTAACTCATTTGGTTGGACTGACTATCGCCGGACACAGAACGGCTATCAAACCCTACCTGTATGTTGTGTAGTGTTACGCTACTGTATTGTGCAGTATCGGGAGATACACCTGCGGCACGACTAATTTTAATCTCGATAGTGTTATTCGGTATATCTAAGCCGTCTAATCCACCATTAAATAATGTCACAGAAGAATTGGTACCCACTGCTAAAGTAACAGTTCTATTAGCAGTAGCGCCGGTTTCGACACACTTTACTTCTATATCCAAAGAAGCAACACCGCTTGCGGCACCTAATGTGTACCTACCCATTATGTTTGCTTGCCTACTGTTGCTATTTTGAGGGACTCTAACCACTGTTGTGAACTCGTTATACGCTTGGGCCGCATCAGTAGCACCAGCAAAAGACATTCCGTTGCTAGTCATAACTGCGTCACCCGAGGATGGGGTGATGAATGAATCCACACCCTCAACTCCCGATGTCTTTTTTGGTGCAATCGCTGGCTTCTTTTGACCCAAAACTGCGAAGTTACCACCCAAAACGCTGTCATTGTTGAACTCCATACTACCCTTAATTTTGTTACTAAGCCCACTACTCAATATGTTACTACTAATAGTCTTGGGTGAGTTACTAGATAAGTTAGTACCATCCACATTAGGCCCGGTACCTACCTGTGTTAGTGGATTAAAGTCCACGCCAGTAGTAGTCCCAAACCCAACTCCGCTAGTACCGCTACTATTCCAAGCACCACTAACAGGAGTACCGCCAAATCCACCCCAATCAAATGTACCGGAGCCTTGGGGTTTAGATGTATCACCACTGGGCCCGCCCCTACCACTTGTGCCACTACCGGGGGTCTGTGTTCCCCCCTTGTTAGTTGCTGGCAAAAGCAAAGAAGCGAAGTTCTGAATGCTTCTGCTAACATCTCTCTCTAGTGTTAATTGTACTTGTTGCCTATCGGCACCCCTAGCAGACCACTGTACCTGCTTGATACCCATAACTTCATTACTTAATTCTAATACCGAGTCCGTGTATGAAACTTGAGTTCCCGGTACAAAGTTTATATCGTCACAGATGTGCAAGCGAGGAGCGTACCACTCAGACCTGCGCCCCATATAATTTACTTCAGTCTCATTCCACTTTCTCATCCCAAGAGGGAATAGACTATCTCCATTTATAGTTGAGTGAGTCGAGCCACCATAAACACTACCATTTGCTAATGTTCCTGTACCACACCTATTCTTTGCTACCGCTAAAAGATAGTCATAATTAACTGATAGTACAATTCTTTCAGTGCCATCTCGACCTGTCCAATATGTGCTAGGAATATCTATTTCATAATAACCGTTTGAATCAACCGAAACGCTGGTGCTACTTCTTGCGCTTGCTACGAAATCTCTATCTGTCCAATCGTAGTCTATTAGTCGCACCCTAAAGACTGGATTTATTGCAGTAGCGGCGTATGAATCAATTGTACCGTCACCTACTTCAACAACAAATCTCAGTTTGCCGTCTGCATTTATGTTTGAACCAGCAGGTGTTTTCATTGTTGTTTTTGGCATGTCCCTTGGTATGTGTACTACCTGCAAAGCATAACTCAAAGATGCCGCACCATACCAATAATACATTATATCATATGTTTTTTGTGTCATAGGGATTATGTAATTAGAGTTACCATCCCTACCGTTAAGAGCAGACACCATACCGGGGAATAGATTGCCTCCCCATATGCTAGTCCATGCCCACGCTTTATCCTCCACATAAGAACCACCTGTGCCATATGTTCTCGGGATGGTTCTTGATTGGTCGGCAATATAACCGTATCTTGCTCCATTAACCATCATGTCATCAAGACCGGACATTCTGTAACTATTGTCGAAGTTCAGTATTTGAGCGTCTATTGTCAACGGTGCCCCCTTATTCTTCTCATATTCTGCCTTTGCTACTGCCAGTGCTTCTGCATTCGTAGTTACAGAAGGCATATTGAGTATCTCCCAGCGTGGAGTTTCGCCCAAAGTGGGGGTAGGGTAGTCAACAAATGACCCACCAGCACCATAAAACACCCTAACATTGGTGATTTGTTTGTTGGACTGAGTGTTGAGGGTGGAAACCCTAACATTATCTCTATTAAGAGCCAAGTTCATATCATAGTTTGGTCTGTATGAGGGCTTAGAGTCACGCCCCATCAACCATGAGAATACCTGTCTAACTCCATTAGTTCCTCCTAAACCAGCAAGTGATTGTGAACTTGAGTATATTGTAGTTATTGTAGTGTTTCTGCAATCATTTACGCCGCCGAAATCATCAACCGAATTAGTCAATCTCCACCTACCAAAAGAACCCGACCCTGCTACTGATGTAGTGTTGGGTATGGTAAAAGTATCATTAGCAGGTACCGCAGTGATTACTTCAGTCTTAGTTTTTCCTAATAGGCTGATTCTTTCACTATCTATTACTGTAACACTGTCGCCTACGGACAAGCCGTGTGGTACTCCTGTGGTAAAGGTGGATGAACCACTACTAGGGGCGGTTATCGCCGTGATTATCCCTCCCCTACCAGTGGTGTTACAGTCAGTAAATACTGTTGCCATATCCCTTGTGATTGGTACTGTGCTAATATCGTGCATACCGTATAGTCTTGATTGGCTTATCCAATTCTTAGTTAGACAATCTAAGTACGACATTCGCAACTTTTCACTATCCCACCAAGTACCACTTGCTTTGTTTTCAATAAACCCGTTAAGTGCCATAATAAGGCGCATAGGAAACACATTACCTAACCCACCATAAACAAGAGCGTCTGTGTATGAGTTTTGGTTGTCGGGGTTTAGTGAAATACCTATCTCCGCTTCGTTATTAGGTATTGTTATACTACCAGTAGCACCGGTGTATGTTAAATAAAATGCAGCGTTAACGCTACCGTAACCCTCCCCATTCCATTCGCCAGCAGTAGTGGTGTTTTTTACAGGCATACCTAACGATAATAATGTTCTCAATGGTCGTGTGTTTAAGGCATCTAATTTACCTGTGCCCGCACTAATAGTAACACCCGCATCAATAGCAATTGTCAGCGTGGTTGTTGCCGCATAGGGTGTTGCTGGGTTAACTGCATTTATACGAGATATTGTGTAGTCCCCATCTATACTCGGAGTAGTTGTGCTATCTCTAATCGTAATTTTATGACCGGTCCTGTACATATGGCCTATTCTATTAACTGCACCCGAAGTATCTGTGATTGTGACAAACCCTGCGCCGTCTGCCGCAAATGAAACTGCTCTATCCTTAAACGGATAAGCCGAACCATCCCATGTTCCGGTTGCACTATAGGTTGCGAAGTGGAAAATTGTATTTTTTTCCTCGGAACGGATTTGACCTACTTGTGTGTCAATTGGAGGCAACACGCTTGCGTTAGTCAATTGTATAATCTTATCACCAATCTCTATTTCAGTTTCTAATGTAGTAGGGTCATTTACTAGGTAAATGTAATTACTATTCCACGAACTACTGTTAACTATGTTTTCGTATGTGGTTGGGGCTTTAGTCCAATAGTTGTCAATTAAAACAGGGAACCCTTCAGTTTCCACTAGGTAATCACCAATCTCCTTTCGCCCTCCCGAAGCCTGTCCGGTTTTACCACCGTTGCTAACAGTGTTTAGGTTGAAAAACTTTGAGGAATCTATGATAACAAAGGAACCACCTTTTTCCTCCCAGTTATGGTACTTAGTGTTAGATTCGTCATTAGAGGCACCGGTGGCACTGCTCCACGGATTACCTGTTATGGGGTCAGTAGTAGCATCAATCTCCCAAATATCAACATCTTCGCCTATTTTCAAATCAACAAATCTTTCCCTATCCTGTACTGCTGATATGTTTGTGTCAGCGATACCCAAAGACAATTCGTAGTTGCCCGAATAAGGTGTCATCAAACCAAACTGCTTTTTCCTACGAGAGTTGTCTGCATCAGCACTGCCATCATTACGCATGTCGGCCCAAAGAACCCAAATGTGTTTATAATCATTTTTATCGAGCCTTCTTATTGCATAATTAGAACCCGAAGGGTGGCTACGCTGGAAAAAGTTGGTTTCGGGCAAAGTCAAAACAGTTTGCCCGTATTTGATTGTAACTCCAGTGTATTCATCATTTACTCGATAGTCATTAGGTATGGTATTATTTCCAGCAATCACTTGAGCATTAGTTTGAGTAGGTAATCCGGTATCTTGATATGCGGTATTTGGACTAACTGCTCCAGTAGGGCTATTCGTTTGCCCTATCCATCTAAATTGACCGTTAAGTACACCACCCGAACCGGATGAATCATTAGGCCCAAATCTTCTCATACGATAAGCCCAATAATCCACGCCATCAATTGTTAATTCCCTAGGGTGATTACCGAGAGGAGTTCCGGGTATATATGATGTCTCATTCATGGCTAATGTGTATGACTCAAGCATTACCGATGGCAACCCACCACCCTCGATAGTCATAGTATCTGTGTTTAGTCCTATGTCGCCGTGATTTGCATATGCTGTTTTTGGTACAAATAACATTATTTCGTAAATATAACCGGTGTAGTCGGGGGCTGTTGCGCCATACTTATTGATTAACTTGTAATAGTGTCTGCTGTTGGCTTGTGTGGCAGATGCGTTAGGGTCGGACAAAATCCTTCCTTCATACACCCTAACTATACAATTTGTTACCGTATTGGTAGTGCTTATGCCTGTATAAACTCCCGAATCAACAAATAAGTCATCGTCAATAAACTCAATACTACCAGTGGAACTAAGATTGGTCGCTACTCCGTTTATTGTTATTGTTGTGTCGCCGGGAGTGAAGTCTGAAGAAGTGGTGCTTATGCTCCTCCAACCGTTATTACCGTTACGAGCAGTTCCGTAGTATGTTGTATCTCGCCCTAATACATTCATAGGAGTTTTTTCGATTTTGGAAAATAAGTGTGTGAACCACGGAGATAGTCTTAGGTCTTTTATCCATCTTGAGTGAATGCTGCGATATGCTGTGTCTGCGGTAGCATGGCCGCCTGTGATAGCCGAATCCCAATCATCATAAGCGTCATTTGGCCCTTTTGTATCTTCACCGGAATACATCTGAATAGGGTGGGCAGACCTGTTCCTCATCCTACTATCCAAATGCCATTTCCATGTACCCGTTCCGTCTTGTACTTCATTGAAACCTAAGTCTTGGTTTGCTGATTCTAGTAGGGATGCACCGAAGTAATAAGCGTTAAGTTGATTTTGTGCCTCGCTTCTATCATAAGCCACTTGTGCGGTAGTGTCACCTTCTGCTCCTTGACCCATTTCCCATGTAGGTAATTGAGTATCAAGATTAGCGAAATAATCAACTGCATTAATCTTCACCGTTGGGGTTCTCCCATTACCATCTTGCGAGTATGACATTCCCGTTATGCCGCCTCTCCATAGGGGGCGGTCAATACGATTATGGAACATTAACAAAGACCATTCGGAGTAGGATGATTGATTAAAGAATGAAATTAACTTTAGTTGAGCATCGTCATCCACTACACTAACCGATAAACTAGAGGATGCGTTAGTTGTTGCGGTACAGTCGAAGTCAACTGCGGGTGGCATTTCGGTAGTGCTTAGTGGGTAGTCGTTTAGTGGTCTAATCAACCCTACTCTATCAATCAACACGCTAACTTTTTTTGCCGCCTTCTTAACATCTAACTCCCAACCGTACATATCAGCCGCAGTGAATTGAGAACCGTCGGCCTTCGTTCCTATTGAGTTACCTGTCGATACAGATGCGCCATTTTTAACGATGTCATATGTCCCTGCGGTGTAGTTCATAATGAAGTCGTAATCATCCCATAGAGTGTCCATACTGGTTCCGGCATATGTAGTCATCTCTTGGAACCCTATGGGTGTTATTTCGTAATCAATAGCGGCTCTTGTGTAACCAGTATCTCCACTAACAGTTGATGTAAAAGCAGTGCCTTCACAACCAATACGAAGTCTAACTCTTGCTAAAGTAGTATCTATTGCCATAGGACAGATACGAATAGTGAATATATCTCCATCACCCTTGCTATTTAATGTACCATCGTATGAAATAATTGGGTCGTATGAAGTAGTTGAGTTTTGATAGACTTCGGTAACTAAGAATGGTTTGCCGCTTGGGGACTCGATAGGCATTAGTGCCGCTTTAGGCATTCCGTTATTCAAAGCGTCGTTAAAGGGTACTTCGCCGGAATAAACACCGACTAAGTTGGTTCTAACTATTTTGGCTGGTGCCGCTAAAACTGCTGATGGAGAACTCATAGGCATACCGGACTCCGGTTCTAAGGCCGGTGAAATCCCACCCGAGTTATACATTGGGTCGTGCATAGATGCCCTACCAAATGTGGAGTCGTTGCTACCAGTTGCTACATAGTATCTTTTAGATGTGTCATATCCGTTACACATTATCAAATACCCCTCCACTGCCGCATAGTTAGATTTACTAGTGTCAGTTTCGTATGCTTTGGTAGCACCGCCAATAACCCCAGTACCGCCGTCAAACTTTTGGCGATTGGCGTTTGTTAGGGAATCCGGGTATTCTAGTTGTGCAAGCCCATCCCATTTGCCGGGGTTGTTTCGGTTAATATCCAGTGTAGCCCACTCGCTAACACCTTTGTTGAATGTGTATTGTATAGAAGAGGCCACGCTACTATTGTTAAATCTTGCAGAATCTCCGTCACCACGCTCGACCCAAGCGTAGGTATATCTTGGGTTCAAAGTAGCCCAGCCGTTAATAGGGTTGCCGTGATGTGTTTTAGAAGAATACCATGTTAAAGCAGGTCTATTTTCGTCATCGGGGACTGTTCGTGCCGCCATAAAATCGTCATAGTAACCAGCCAACCAAAATGTGTATTTGCCTTCATCTATACTTCTAACCATTCTTTTCACCTATTCTATTCTAATACTATGCGTTTGACAATGAAGGTGCTATTTCATTCAATGCCTTTCTAATGCGTTCTGCCGCCTCTCTCTCATTAAAGAATCCGTGGAAATTGTTAGACATAACAATATCCATCTTATTGTATAGCACACCTACACCTTGCTTTACTACTTGCTTGTACAAGGAACCTGTTACATTACCATACTTGCCACCAAAGAATAACTCTTCTCTAGCATTACCAAAGTCGTACACATCTTCGGTCAAATTAGCCAGTGCCGTAGCAACATTACCGATATTTTCCGTTGCATCATCGGCAGTATCTTTGTTAAATAGACCTGCTTCAGAAGACTCAGTTAAGATTGAATTATTGATAGCGACTATTGCGCCATATATTTCTGCGTCATCTATTAATGTACCTAAAGCCTTTATTTCATCTTTGCTTAATCTCTCTCCTCTTTCGTGCATATCCTGTAACTCGGCAAATAATTGCTCGAAATCGACATCAACACCCAGTTGATACTTTACTCCAAATGCTCTTGAGTAATGCTTTTCTATCGCATCATCACTAAATAATCCCGATTCGACTAATTTATCACCGGCCCGTATTCTATCTCCGCCATAATCTAGTCCCAGTCTTAGTGCCGTTTCGTCAAGTGTGTTAGAGATTTCAGATAACCCTTCATATGCTTCGTCTATTGTTGCATATGAAACATCAATCATTTCATCATTTAGTGTAGCGGCACCAGTGCTGATGGCATATAAGGCATCAGCCAAACGAAGTGCGGAATCAATAGCCGCTTCTTGCGACCCATCTAACCCATCCATACCCTCTTCTAATTTACCGATAGTGTCCTCAAGCAAGTCGCTATCATCCCTTAGTTCTTTTAGGGAATGATTAGTTATGCCTAATTTTTCGGCTAAGTATTCGGTTTCGTCTGAAAATAAATGAGTATTGTTTTGTAGGTCTAATAATGTAGCATCATGTTCCATAGCAAAGTTTTCAGCAACTTCTAATGCTTTAGCACTTTTCGCCTGCTTATCATTGAATACTGCTAAAGCACCTGTTATCAAAACAAGTGGCCCCATAGCCCTTGTTACTTTACCTGCATAACTTAGGAACGAATTGCCTGCGGTGGCGTTTGCCAGTATTAGTGCTTTTTGTGTAGTAATAAAATCTTTAGTGGTTTTTGCTAATGAGCCTAGTGCGGGAATTAGGGTGGTTGACATCATTACTGTGGATGCGGTTGCGGCATTCACTCCGGGTATCATGCCTATTGCGATAGAAGATACTGAGGACAAAGCAAAACCAAACTTTCGTGCTGAGTCGGCGGCGGCTACTTGGGCTTTTTCTAGCCCTTCATCACCGAGAATATTTGCGTAATGCTTTGTTTCTTCGGCGGTATCAGCCAAACCATCTTTAATTATATTCTCTAAATTAGTCCTCTCCTTTGTTGACAGGTTCAAGTCCCTTTGGGCTTCTGCTAATTCTCTAATAGCCTGTTCTATTTCCTCGGTTACTGGCCCTAACTCCAGTAATATATCGTGCATTTGACCCTTAGTAAGCACCGATTCATTCTCAAGGGTGTTAAGTGCAGATTGTAATTCGGTCTGCCTTTGTATCATCATGCCGTGAAGGTCAACGGTTTTGAGTAGGCTATCGGTCTGCATTTGATGACCCAGTGTAGTTTCACCAAGCCTACGCAAAGCCGCATCTGATTGTCTATCTATGTTCAACCTTCTCTCATTTACAGTGCCGTAGTTTTCAATGTACTCATTTAATTCAGTTTCTAAATGGTTATACATTCTCGCTTCGTGTTCTAAATCTTTAACATATTGGTCTTGAGCGTCACTTAAATCCTTGCCTCGGGACTTTGCTACTGCCGCCGCATTTGCCATGTTGAGTTGCTCGCTTGCATTTTTCGCCATAGCATCGTTTAGTTGGACAATAACTCTTCGTGAAGCGTGGTACTGGTCTATGTTACTACCAGTATCACGGCGACCACCGCCAGTGAAAGTCTTTTCTCTAAGAGTGTCTGCGGTTTGCTCCGCTATCAACAGCGTGTTGATTGCGTCAGTTTGTTGTTTGAGCATTCTATTTTTACGCTCAACAAATATAACATCTTCTTTGCTAAGTCTTTTTACTTGGTCGTGTGCAAGGACTACTCTTCTCATGTGTGCTTCATGTGCGGCACTCTTTTCATTAAATATCTTATTGTATTGTTTTTGTAGTGTTAATTCACTACCTTGGGCGATTAACTGCTGGTTGAAGTAAAGAATCCTATCCATCCTATTACCTGCACCACTCTCATTAATGATATTGTACATGCTGGCTAAACTGTTCAACTCCCTTTGTGCTTTCAAAGATTGCTCATCAAGGTTAAGGCCGTACTCTTCTAGTCTATTCTTCTCATCAAATAGATGCAGATTTTCACGCTCGGCAGTTTTTATTTGTAGGGTTAAAGCATTCGCCCTCTCCCTGTGCCTGTTGATTAACTGATGGTGATACTGAATGGCCTGTAATAGTACCTTTTCCTCCTCGGTGGCTTGTACATTGAAGTCAAAGTATGTTGCTTGTTTGCTATGTAATGTTTCATTAGCAATTAGAATACCATGCAGGTCACGCTGGACAGACTCAAACATACCCATACCAATTGCCAAAGACTGTATTCCCAACCCAAACTTAACAAACCCACCAAACAACTGTCCGAATGCGGTCATCCTACCTAGTATTCTTAACAAGTCCTCGCCAAATGTATCAGCAATAGCGACTTGCATTTCAAGTATGTCATTCTTGGCTTCTTTTTGTGCTATCAAAAACGGCGACAGGGACTCTCCCATCGACGCTTTCATATTTTCAGCCGCCGCATCTGCTCTTTCCATTTGGTAGGCAAACGACTCCATAGCCTTCTCGGCCTGTCCTGATGCCGAATCAACATCTTTAACAGCCTGTTCCGCTAACTCAACTGCTCTCGCTTGGTTTTCCATCAACTTGATGAAACGGACATAGTGCCTGTTACCAGCGATAGTCTGTGCAATATTCTGCTTTTGGGCTGAAGTCATTCTGTCCCAACCCATATCAACAAGTTGTTGTGTGATATTGCGCATAGTGTTCATATCGCCGCTAGTATTGATTACTTCGACACCCAAAGCCTCTAATTCACTTCTTGCACCACCGATGTCACCACCCATGCGAGCATAAATCATACGCAAGGCACGACCAGCCGCACCTGCTTCTTCACCTGCTTCGAGTAGCACCGCAGACATAGCCGCCATGTCCTCGAAACTCTCTTTTACTAACGCTCCCTGTGCGGCGAAGTTTGTCATAGTTTCCACTAATTCACCCTCAACCGCTACCGACCGGTTAGCAATTGTGTTAAGTGCGTCAAGAGCAAACGCCGATTGGTCGGTTAGTATTTTTTCCTGTTGTAGTTGAGTAAGTCTTTGAAATTGAGCCGCATTCAAATCCCCATATAATATGCCTGTTTGCTGTTGTAGTTTGATAATACCCTTCATAGCCTCTTCGGAGTTTAGGTCAGATATGTTAGATAGGATTTCAGCCTGTTCAACCAACAGTGGGATATTCTCCTCGCCAACAATGGCCGCTACCTGTGCCGCCCTTGAACCTGCGGATAACGCCTCAGTACCTACCTTAGCATAGGCCAAACCAACTTCTTTTAGTTCTTCTGCTAATATATCAGCGTCTTGGCCTCCGTAAAACTTCTCGAACTCAACTTGGGCTTTACCCATCTCAATTGTTACCTGCTTTAGTTCACCAATGTACACGCCTATGGCTCTCGATACATCTTCGATAGGCTTTAACATAGCCTCGAAAGAGTCGAGGCTAACCGCCCTCATAACATTCATAGCGGTTCTATGGTCTTGAATTAATTTACGAGCGTTAAAGCCCGCAACTACATTGAAGAATACTTGGGATGCGCCAACTCTTGTCATGTTATCACTCTCCCTGCTTTACAACAGGTATGCCCCGTTGCTTTAATAATTCGACTACTTCGTTGCCGCTTAACTCTTGACCCGCCTTGTGTCGGCGTTGTTTAACTCGCTCCATCATGGCTTTGCCGTCGTTCTTGGCTTTGCCAGTGGCTTTGCTAACTTGGTCGTGCATGTCGTTTAATACGGCAAGGTCATACTCGAATAGATACATTCCCCCTTCAGCAGTATATTTCATCAACAAGTCACTTGGTACGGCTCCTTTGTACGATGAACATAATGCGGGGGCTACCTTGCCTAAGAGTCCAAAGGGATTGCACCCTCCGGCTCTCCAATCCCTCTAACAAAATTAAACACCTGCATCAATTCATCCTTGTCAAGCATGTTGACATCGAAATCATCGGGCAGGCATGGGGGAATCATCTCCCTCATTTGTGAATTAACATCTCCACCGACATCTTCAAGAGCCGTCATAAACTCTTCTTGTTGCTCGTCAGTCCACTCATCTTGGTCTAAACCGAAGTGCTTAAACCTACGGAATGTTTTGGCTAGTAAGGTTTCAAACTTGAGTCGCTCCATACCGGAGGCTTGGCGTACCCAAATCTTCTTTGTTCCAATTTCAAACTCTTTCTTTAGTATCGGCATCTTTTTCACTCTTCTTTGCTTTACTTTTCTTTGCTGGCTTTTTTGCCTTAGTTGTCTTTTTCTTTACTTCGACAACTGGTTCTTCGACGACTACCGGTTCTTCAACTACCGGCTCATCGTCTTGAATAGAGAGCCCTTTTGTTAGGACTACGGACTTTACTTTTCCGATTATTTTTCCTACGGATTTTCGCATCTAAATCACCTTATGCGATAGAGTATGTAATTCCTGATGCCAATCCTGTTGAAGCCGCAGTGTGGGTTATTATTGCTTCGGACATAACATTGTCTGTGTCAACAAGAGCGACGAAGTTTAGGCTTAGGCTTTGTGTGTCACGACCACTAATGTTTGCGGTTGGTGCCTCCCAGCGTACTTTACGAATAGCCAGTACAAGGGATTGTGTACCATTGGTTAGTGTTAGTTTAATCGCTGGGTCGCCACTCACACCATCGTATAACTTGCCGCCGCTTGTTAGAAGCATATCGTAACCCGGAACGCTTGTACTGCTTGTTGTCGAAGCGTCTGAGAACTCAATTGTTCCTGTGATTTCACGCATTTGCGGCTCCGGCTGGCGAATGTATGTTCTGTCACCAATCGAGCAAGCCGCATCGGTGTCAAGGTTCATGTTATACTCAAGGTTGATTGACTTAATCTTAGTTGACTCAACTCCTGTTGCACCTGCTTCTGAGAACTTAACTTCACCGTCTGCGAAGTGGTACCCATCAAGTGCGGCACCACCGAAAGACGGTGTAGTGGCTAGTAGGCTACTTGTTCCCGATTCAGATTTGCCTGTGAAATCAACGGACATAGTAACATATTCACCGTGGGTGCAGTTAAGGCTAAGTCTGTTAATACACATACCTTTGTACATATGCTCCTTTTCCTCACGACCTATTTCAAGGGTGAAAGAAGGTAAAACATTGTCCCTATCCTCTTTCATTGTGTGAGTGAAACCCGAAATTGTGTAACCTGCCGCCCCGCCGCCCGGTGATGCGGTTCCGTCACCGTAAATACCATAGAAGCATAGGCCTAGTAGGTCATCCGGTTGTGCGACGAAGTTTATTCCACCTTCTGAGTATTCCTTTCCATTTACGGACTTTGCCGCACCGTATCGGCTAACATCTGCTCTTGTCATCAAATCAAATCTGTATTGTATGCTTTCGTCGTCTATTTCGCCTATCATTTTTCCCGATGCCGTCATAGCCGACGGGACACCGTAAGAACGGGCACCATTTGCAGTCAGATGCTCGGGTGTCATGGCGAAATATCTGTATTCAAAATTAGAGGTCATTTACCTTCACCTGTATGTCGCTACTAATGGTTTGTTATTTGAAGGTTATTACCGATGTAGCATGTTTAATTGACGCATGTATGTCAATTCCATACGGTGAACGCAGATAACTTCGTCATTATCCATTTTAGTATCGAAGGTAATAGAGTAATCGGTTAGGCTATCAGTCGTGCCTTTAAGCCCGGTGTTAGTATAGATTTCATCGAAAGCATCACCAGCAATTTCCATACCTTGACGGTATGCGTTTTTGTAATCTGTGCCTCGGGTAGTTATAAACAGGACTAAGGTGAAAAATTGCTTGATTCTTGTACCACCTATTGTGTCAAAGTTTGGTGAATCCATCTTCTGTAAAATTACATGAATGCTGGGGGGAGCGATTCTTGAAATCTGCTGGCTAGATATATCGTAGCCGTATAGGATGGATGAATCATCAACAAGGTTTTTGATAAAGAATCGCTTGCTATTCTGCAATAGATTTACCACTGAAAGACCCATACGAATAAGACTGTCAGATACAAAGGCACTTGTGGATAATTCATCAGGACTGAACGCACCCATGTTGGTAGTATAGACATTATTCCATAGAATCGTTCCATCGTCATTCCCCCACTGTATCTTCTTGGATGAACCTGCACTGCCTGTCACTTCAAGATAGTTGGTAGCCGCTAAATCATCTTCAACTATCTCTCTCATATACAAACGGGCTTTACCGGTCGCACTATCTAGTGTTAGGCGAAGCATGATAGGCACTGCCTCGAAACCATCTGCTTGTGCTAAATCTAACTCTCTCGATGTAACAGTAGTAGTGCCTACTAATTTTAGAGTCTGTGAATTGCCGGTAGCATGGACTTCAACCTTGTGTGTTCCGTTATCTAATTTCATAAGAACGGTGCCGTCAGATGGTGCCACCGAGTATTTGAAACAAACAACAAGAGTATAGTCATCAGTTGTTGGGGTTACATGCCAAAGTTGACCGCTACCTGCACTAGCAATCTGCCAAGCCTCGCCAACGGCCGAGCCATCACCGCCTGTTCCTGTTAAGGTAAAGGACTCGTTATCTTGCCCATAGTCGGTTAGGTTTGATGGGTCGCCACCATTCATACGAGAAGTCCAGTATTGATTAGTAGTTGATATTGCCACGGCCACCACCCCACGCCTCGTTAAAAGCATCTATTATTGCCGCCTCAATCTGCGGGCTAACTGCATCTCTCGCTTTGCTCAACCAATCAATTGATTTGAAACCGGGATGCACCATGTTATTACCAGTTTTAGCGTTGATAAATCCATCACCAGCACCAAAAGTTAGACTATTGTCTATTGTTTTGAATGTGAACGGGTAGTCAAACTTAGGGGAGCCGTACTCAAGATACTGTGCTAATTTACCACCACGGGAACCTGTAACACCGCCTTCATCAATAGGGTCGGAACCAAAACGCACTTCTGCTTTTTGATTGTGATTTTCACCTATTTCCACTATTAGGGAATCTGCTACCTTTTGTGCCATAGCCTGTTGCCTAACTGGTGCGTCACGCTTTATCTGTGACTGTGATGTAGGAATCTGTGCCTTTAGTACATCGTAAATGGCATCAGCCATAATTTCGGCAGATGTCCTTTCCATCTCCTTGATAGCCGCATCAGTTTGACGGGTATCAATTTCGAGGGAAAATCCCATACCAAATCTATTTGCCATCTAATCCCCTCAGTCAACAGTCCCCAAATGAGCCAATCTAGTTAGGCTTGCGGTTCCTCTTGCTCGAAGGACATTAGAGCGCACCGGGTCGGAACCTGCGGTGTGGAATGCGGCTTCATCTTCAAGGTATATTGCCGCCGCTAAATCAGCACAAATCTCTCGGGCTATCTCCGCAAACTCTCCTTCTTGTACAGGGGATGCGGTATCATGTGCAAAGTCTATACCTGTGCAACCTGTTAGTGTGGCACCGCCTTTACCAGTCCACTTGAATGTGTCGCCATCTATGTTACCTGTGCCGGCAGTTGAAAAATCAGCGTTACTAACAAGTGTGATTGTAGTAGCACCTGCGCTAACTGCACCGTTTAGTGTGTTTGACGCTATGTAAGAGGACGGGGCATCACGACCATAATCACGGAATGATTGGTCTATCTCCACTCCCGCCCTACGGATAGCACTTGCTATACGAGTAGCGGCTCTATCACGCTGGCCGGAATCAAGACCCAACCTAACTGAAACATCTGCCGCCGTACAATACCCCATATTATCACCTACAAAATCAAACTACCCACATCAACGCCGAAGGATGCCGCAATAAAGATAATTAGTATTCGCACACTGCCGTGTAGTTTGGCAAGTGATACCATCATCTCCGTCTGAGCCTCCCCCATCTTTTCCAATAATTCCTCATGCTTGTCTATGCGCTTTTCAATATTATCGAGGCGCACACCATGAGTGGTTCTTGACATGGAAATCACTCCTTCTTTTCATCCATGACATCATCCACGACTTCTTTAATGTCGTCAACTATGTCACCTAATTCGTCAATGGTGATTTTACCATCATCAAGGTAATATCGCTTGTATATCTGATATGCGCCAGTAACGATTATTCCCGCTATTCCCACATATAGTGCTATTGTTGTTATATCCATCTTAATCATCTCTATATTCTATTTGTTTTACTGCCGAGGTCGGTATAAAAGTAAAAGGCTTGCTTTCGCCGGGCCTATACACTGCGTAGCCGTGGTCTGTCTTTTCAATGTTCACATTGGTATAACATCTCTCGGGAGGTTGATAGACTATCTTGCCTTTACGCATTTTTTCCACCTGTAATTAAGTCCTTTTTTTGTTCTTTTTCGGCCTTATCTAATTCTTTCGACTTAGCATCAAACCATGTATCTAACATTTTACATCTTGTCATTTTATCACATCACGGAATTGGCCCCGGAATCGCAGTTTGCGCCCACGAAGCCAATCTATTAATTGCTTCTTCTATGGTATTAGGAGGCGCACCCACCCAATCAGTAGGCGCACCCGGCGGGACTATGTTGAAAGGTTCTGCACCGGCTGAACCGGATTGAACATATACTGCGTCTTGGAGATTAGATGCGGCACTTATATCTCCGTTACCGTCAGCAACAAGAACGGCTGATGTAGCGTTAGATTGACGAATTGTGCCATTAACATCAAGTGTTGAAGCAGGGCTACTTTTTTTAATACCTACTCTGTCGTTTGCGGCATCCGTAAATAGTAGGAATTGTTGAGTATCTCCTTCGACTCTAAAGTTAATATCGTTCCTCCCTCCGTCATTTACACATACTTCCCCATCTGCGGCTGAACTACCTGTTACAGCAAGGGCTTGATATTGCGCCCCTTTATGACCCGCAAAGAATAAGATTTCTCCTGCTTCTGCCCCATCAGAAACATTGAGCATTTGAGCCATGATGTAAGAATAGAGATGATTTGCCCCTGCATCATTTTCTCCTTCAAATCTAATTATACCTAAATCATCAGATGCGACGGGAGAAGCAGTGTTCTTCATAAATCTAATAGTTGCCTCTTGATTATCGGCATTAGTATTTTCTAATCTTAATTCGGGCTGTTGAGTTAAAGCGGAGCGTATATGTAATTGTGCGCTTGGTGAGGTGATACCACCTATTCCAATTCGACCATCATCTCCACTAATTCTTAAAACTTCAGTTGAAGCACCACCATCATTTACTTTGAAGATAATATCTTTATCTTGGGTAGTATTTTCAATAATTGCGTGATTAGACGAAGTTGAGAAGTCTAACCCTGCTTCGCCTTCGATTGCGGCAATAGCATCTGCGTCAGTGTAGGTACTACCACCACCACCACCGGAACCAAGTGTAGTGTCTGTGCCGTTTTCGTCTGTAAATATAAGAGTATTTGGTGTAGTTGTTTTAACCCATAGGACACCGTAACCACTACCGGGGGCGGTTCCGTGGTCTGAGGCTTCTGTAATTTTTATGCCTCTATCAACATGCAAGGTATCGTCACCAAATGATAAATCATTGTCACTGATAAACTTGCCAGCGTGGTCTGATAATTGGACATTACCGCCTGTACCATGAGAAGGAGTTACTAAGTAGGTATCGCTTAGGACTGAAGAATATACTCCGTCTGCAACTTGCGAAAAGTTCCAAGCCCCCTCGATAATAGGTCGTTTGACCGAAATTATGACTGAGGATGCGCTTTGACCGGTTGTTTGGTACCCCTCTAATACTGCACCACTTTCTATTTTTAATGAATTAAGTGATAAACTTCTGCCTTGCGGTATAGTAGTCTTGAAGCCAGCAGTATCAACCTGCAAAACTACATCATACCATAACCCTACAAATGTTCCGTCGTTAGCACCGTATGAGGTGGAGCCACTAACAGGAAACGGCCAATTAGTAGCGTTTAAGTTAAAAATCCATTTACAAAACCCAGCGTCAAATATGTTACCATTGTAGTCAAAGGTTGAAGTATTTAGGACTCTAAACACCTTTGTAACATCATCTCTAACTGTATTTCTTGCTGATGTCATTTCCACTGATGAATTAGTCAACGCTAAAGAATACATTGTGACTTCTCCGTGGGCATTTGAAGTAGGTGCCCTATGATATTCGCTTCTAAAACTAAGTTGTTGAGCCGATGTCACTTTTGGGTATGGTCCGTCATCAAAATATACTGAGGAACCACTTGCGATACCGGAACCAAAGTCGTATGTAAGGTCGCTTTGGTTGTATATCGCCGCATAGTCACCGTTGGTTATGTATCTTGTGTCCGAATTGGCTATGCCTGTAAATGTGATAGTTGAGTTTGCTCCCCTTGTATTTTTTAATGCACCATTTAGTGCAAGCGCAGTTTGCCCGGATGAAGTATTACCAAGTGCAACATCAGTGTACACATCAATAGAGGACTCAGAAGATACTGTTACACTAGGCCCAGCCGCTTCATCATGAGTTACGGAGTTGATGGTTATTTCACCGCCACCTGCGGCCATAGCAGTAATGTAAAATGAACCACTGTTATTAGCAGAACCGGATATGGTGATGTACATTCCTACTCTAAATCCTAATCTATCCCACCTGCGCCCTGCCATTGTTAATGTATTTGTGCCTTTAGCAAAAACTATGTCCGTAGCAGTTACGGTAGTGCTATAACGATAACCTTCTTCGACTGTGATACTTTGGACTTGGCCCAAGTCCCACCGACACACCGCATTACCTTTGTTGGCGGCTAATGTGTCTGCGTGTCCGAATATACAATCATCTGTTGTGCCGGGAACGCCTGCCGTACCACTACCGTCTGCGACAGTATTCCAGTTAGCG